GCTGCAAGCGCTACCGGAGACCATAGCGCTGCAAGTGCTACCGGAGACCGAGGCGCTGCAAGTGCTACCGGATACCATAGCGCTGCAAGTGCTATAGGGAGCTATGGCACTGCAAGTGCTACCGGAGACCATAGCGCTGCAAGTGCTAGCGGAATCCAAGGCGCTGCAAGTGCTACCGGATACCAAGGCGCTGCAAGTGCTACCGGAGACTATAGCGCTGCAAGTGCTACCGGAATCCGTGGCGCTGCAAGTGCTACTGGAGACTATGGCGCTGCAAGTGCTACCGGAATCCAAGGCGCTGCAAGTGCTACCGGAATCCGTGGCGCTGCAAGTGCTACTGGAGAACATTCTGTAGCCATGGCTTGCGGATTTGAAGGTAAGGCTAAAGCGAATGAAGGCAGCGTTATTTTCTTGGTTAATCGAGACAAGAATGGAAATATAAATCATGCCAGAGGTGCCATTGCAGGGAAAGAAGTGAAAGCAGATACATGGTATATCCTGAATGACAGTGGCGAATTTGAAGAAATTGACTAGGAGATTAAAAATGTATCTAAAAGAATTTGCACAGAAATTATCTGAACGACTTTGCGAAGATGTTTCCGCAACAGAAGATATTGTTCGTCTCTTTGTTGAGTGTGTTCACGATACGCTTAAAGAAGGGCATGAAATAAACATTCCGGGATTCGGCGTTTTCTATCCGAAGACAATAAAGGGGCGCATGTTCAAGTCTTATGTGTCGGGTCAGGACACCCGCGTTCCTGATCGAACCATTATGGGTTTTCGCCCAAGCAGGACCAAGAAATTGAGGAAGGGAGATTGAATTTTATAAAAACGATGGTCTTTGCGCTTTTGTTCATTCCATCGGTAACGGCTATAAATGACGTTCCGAAAATTAAGCAACAGCCAAAGCCCCTCGTAGTTAGCCACTGGAAAAAGGTAGCTGGCAAGATGACTCCGTATGTAATACAAGCGGCGGATAAAACAGGGGTGTCTCCAAAGCTGATAACAGCCATGATTGTTGTGGAAAGTCATGGTAAGCCGGAGGCGGTATCAAATGCTGGAGCCATAGGCCCTATGCAACTGATGCCATATACAGCTTGGAACGTATTGAGAGTAAACCCTTGGAACCCAGAACAGAATATCATGGGCGGAGCGCGATACATTCATCGCTTAATAAAGCGATATCATGGCAACAGAAAGCTGGCGCTGGCGGCGTATAATGTGGGCCCCACAATGGTTGATGAGGATGGTGGAGTCCCAATATGCGCCAAGCAGTATGTTAAAGAAGTGTTTAAAGTAGAAAAGTCAATTTAAAGGAGAGTGTAATGCCAAACTTCGTATGGGGTCTTTTAATCATGCTTGTTTTGCTTCTTCCGATTTTCTTTTTGCCAATCATCGTGGCGAAAGTGAATCACAATCCGCGCATGAATTCAGTGTTTTGGCTGAATGTTTTGTTCGGATGGAGCTTGTTGGGTTGGCTTGTTGCTCTTTTCGTAGCATTGGAAACTCCGGGTAAACGGCGATGATCAAGACCATTATAGATGTGCCTTATCAATCAGGGCAAAGCGCGTGGACTGGCCACTTTGGATTCGCGCAGCGTCTTGTCAGAGATTTCCGGCCAACTAGAATTGTAGAGCTTGGTGTGCAATATGGAGATTCCTATTTCTGCATGGCTCATGCGGTAAAGCATTTCGACACGGGAACACCATGCACAGCAGTTGATACATGGAATGGCGACATGCACACAGGATTCTATGACGGATCAGTATTTTCTCAAGTTTCAAAACAGAATGAAAAATATTCAGAGTTTTCTAGCTTGTTGAGAATGCCATTTGACAAGGCGGCGGAATATTTCGATGAAAATGATATAAGTGTGCTTCACATAGACGGATACCACACTTATGATGCCGTAAAGCACGACTACGAAACATGGAATGATAAGGTAAGAGATATTATCATGTTCCATGATACGCATGTTTTCCATGGGGATTTCGGCGTATATAAGTTTTGGGAAGAGCTATGCAGAGAATTTCCATCTTCCACATTTGAGTTTGCACATTCTTCTGGACTTGGCATTTTGTGCAAAAACAACGACGCATATATGGCAGTGAAAAACATAATTAAAGGCGATTGAGCATGGTTCCTATTGCCCACAGCACGTCATCTTCATTGACTTGAAGGCATCTTTTGCCGTGTGGGCATGACGTATTGTAACACGGTGTACATGGTGTCCACATGCTTAGAGTGATGACATTTTGTCCGTAAGCCATCCATTCTTCGCATGGAACCATTCCCCCCATGACTTCCACGACTGGTACGCCACAAGACGCTACGGCATGTGTTGGCCCTGTGTCGTTTCCAACATAGAGCAAGCATTTTTCTGCAATAGCTTCTGCAAAATCTTGAATTGATACAATGCCCATGATTTGTGCGGCAGATTGCCGCGCAATATTTTGAAAGTCCTTTTGGTCGTCCGGCCCTCCGCACAGAAGGACATCCATGCCCAGAGATTTTAACCTTTTAGCTAATCCTATCCACCTGTCTATTGGCCACTTCTTCACGTCAGCGCTGGCTGCGGGGTTGATAGCAATCGTTTTTGATGTCGCGTTGTGACGCACATTTCTTTTTATCAAAGGCAATCGTTCAATAAGAATATCAATTTGTTTGCCATTGTGAAAACGCTTCTCAAGACATGGAAGCGAAAAGTCTGGAGTAAATCCTATTCCTTCATATCCACAAGTAAATGTTGCGCCACACGTGGACAGAAGATTCCGCGTGCTTCTTTCTGCACGTAAATCAATGGCAAGATCAGGCTTGATGTCTGCAATCTTTTTTAATGCTTCTTGTGAAAGAGTCTTTCTCCCGCCAAGGACTCCTCCTGGTCCAAAGAACTCGGCGGTAATGATGTTATTAAATCCAGCTTTTTCAAATATACCTTTTGCCCAAGGGCCGCATAGGACAGTGAATTTGGCGTGAGAAAGCCTGTCTCTCAGCTTCTTCGCCTGTTCGAGAACAATAAACACATCGCCAAAATGATCCAGCTTTACCAATAAAACATGCTTTATGGAATCTTCTATTAGCACTTCTGGATAGGTTACGCTGGCTGATGGGGCATAATATTCTGCGCTGTGCTTTAATATATCCAGCCCACATTCTGCCCAGAAACGGTCTCTATCCTGTGGAAGGTCTAACGCGGGTCTGCTGCTGCGTTCGTAGTGTCGTATTGTGGAATGCGGAGTGGTCAGCACTTTATAATGTCGGCCAATCCTCAAACCCATTTCCGTGTCCGAATGGGTGATAATATATCCTTCATCAAACCCGCCTACGTCATCGTACACCTCGCGCCGTATGGCCATGCACGAGCCGCCGATGGTCTGACTTTCCACGATTTCGGCGGGGCATTCAAACAGGCCAATAACGCCGCTATCTTCCATTCTTAGGCGTGCTCCAGCACCCTGAACGCTACCGTCTGGATTGAGCGTCACTGGCCCCACACAGCCAACTGTAAGGTCGTCAAATGGCTCAATCAGCTTGTCCAGCCAGTCGTCTTGAACGACCTCGGTATCATCATTCAGAAATATCAGGATGTCGCCGGTTGCCATCCCTGCACCTATATTGTTTAGCCTGGACCAATTAAATACGCCAGAATCAACAATGACTGTTGCAAGGTTGGTTTTATGGCTTGCAATGCGCGAATTGTCTATCATGATAACTTGGCATCCATGACCAGATAGCCATCCCATAATCTTCTCTGTCAGTTCAGGCTTCTTCCATGCGGTAGGAATGATTACAGATATGGATGGTTTTTCAGGCAGTTTCGGAAGCAGTTTGTACACACGATCTTTTCTATTGAACTCAAAAAGACGTTTGCCTACAGGCATATCTTTGGACGCAACCGAAATTTGAATGGATTTCTTCCTGTTCACGCAATGAACAACAGGGTTCGCTGTTGGTCCGCAATCCCGATTCTTGGCGCGATATTCAGACGTTGAAAAGTTTGGACCCGGATCGCGGCCTTCTATATGGCCAAAGTTACAATAATGAAGCAAAGGATCAATACGCGCTTTCTGTACGTCTTGGTAAGTTTTCACATACCATGCAGCATCGAAATATCCTGAATCTTTTACGATTTGCTTCTCGTCCATCAAATCATTCCCACGTCTATTCTATGGCGTTCAATTTCGCCGTGTTCTCTATGGTGTACGATACACACTACGTCTCTGCCGGACTTGTATCCATGCCCTGCTGAATAGGTATCGTTAGGCGCAATAGTTCGGAAAGATTCGCACACGGCACCGGGGTATTCTTTCACTATCTGGTGATGAACATGGCCCGTGTACCAATAACGATGTTTGCTCATTCCCCAATCCAACGGCTTTTCAGCCGCCATAATCCCCGGCAACTGTTCCATTTTGGATTTGTCCCCATGCGTTGCCCCGATAAAAACTTTATCGAACCTGTAGAACCAATGCAAGGCAGGAGAAAGATCAACGGTCACTCTGGGCTCAGAAGAAAAATATGCGTCAATGGTGAGCGCTAAAGCCCAGATAGAATTTGGGTCATGGTTTCCTGACACGAATCGCACCAATACATGCTCATGTTTTTCCAGCATCCTAAGAATGATATGGCGATAAATCTCAATGGCCGACTTCACCATTTGCACATAGTTACCATCCACGCTTAATACATGCTTGCTTTGGGGGGTTTGGTTGGAACTATCGTTTGTGTGGAACAGATCACCAAGAGGGAGAAGCAATGCTTGAGAGGCTGGAGGCGCTGCATCCACTAGCCGGTCTATGGATGTCGTCATGAGATATTTGGCGATATTCAGGTCAAAATCTGCTCCGCTTTCATCGGCAAATGTGCGAAGATTGATGTGTGGATCGCCTAGAGGATAAACTGCCAGAAGATCATTTACAGCAACTTCAGGCTTGGGAGTGATAGGCCCAAGGCCGCGGATTTCTTCTACAAGAACGCTGATCGCTTCTCTAACGACTTCTTGCGCTCTGTTTTCATCCAGCTTGGTTTTAACCCATTGGATTTTGGGTTTCCCTTCTGCGTCGTATAGAGTGCTAGTCCCACGAACGATATAGGAATCCGGGACAGAATGAACCATATCATGTTCTGGAGAATACCCATGTTTCTCCGCATTATCTTTTACAGAATGGATTCCGCGACGAATGTTTTTAGGGTCTATCCCGAGCGCCCTAGCCGCTGGCTTTATGCCTCCATGTTCATTAACTGCATCAATATACTGCTTCTGTCTTTCTGTTGCCCATTCCTTCAGTTTTGTGTCAATCATCACTGAATCCCGGCTGTACCGCCTTCCAGCTCTTGGTCCTGAAGCGCTGGGAAATGCCAATCTTCTGACTTTTCCTGATGCTCGCCGTTTACGGCTTCAACAATTTTTTGCCTTTGCTTTTCTTCCTCATCCTCGATCCGATGAATTGCATTCAGTAGTTTTTCTTCCTGAGCATCAATGTCTTTGAGCTTGTCGGTAGCGTTGCGTATCTGTTCTTTCCGCGCCGCCTGCTCGCCCGTATCGCTGGCCAATATCCGATCCTCAAGAATCTTTGATACCATGTTCTGTTTTGAATCAGTACCGTCACCAAATCCGCCTCCGGGAGCGCCATTGGCATATCCCAATGATTTAATGGAAGTACCTCCGAGTGCCGCTAGTTCATCCCAGATATTATCCATTGGCCTGCTCCGTCTTGTGGCGGTTTCTTTCTTCTTCAGCCGTTTTTTCATTAGGTTTGAATGGCGCTTGCGGTGTGGGTGCCAATCCGCCAGAGTTACCTTTTTGCGTCAAAAGTTGATTGAAAAACTGTTCCACGTTATATTCAGGAATGTCCGACATGGCTAAGGCTCCTTTAATGACCACAAAACAAGTAAAGCATATTGTTGAAAGCGTTGTCAAGATTTCGGAAATATTTACCCGGTCAGATTCGTTGACGCCAATTTATAGAAAATGGGAAGAAGAACGCAACGGAGTATGGTGGAAAAAGCACGCTGATTTCCCTGTATTCTGGTGGATTCAAGAAGCGAACATTGAAGCAGGAGACCCCAAAATTGCCGTGTTCCTGGCGAACAAAGGACGCCCAATCCCCTATTCTATTCCATCTCAACCTTCAAAGCAGCATACCCCTTAGTTCGATGCACATGCCAAGCAGGCCGACTTATGGTCTTCGGCATACAATCGTCAAAGCTTGTTCCATTTGATATGGCGCTCAGATCGCTATAAACGGCATAAGCAAAAATTGGCGGGATATTAAGCATGGAAAACAGCATATCGTTATCGGTGAACTGTGGATGAGGCTCCGACACATGGGCATACTCATCCATGTTTTCCATCTTCACCTCGTACTGATGAACCGTGTAAATGGCAGAAACAGACCGGCGCATGGCATTTTCTACCACTCGGCTGACATATCCGTCGAACCGTTCCAGCCGTGACGGATCATAGAACTTGACGGCTGACATAATGGCGATACAGCCATCTTGAACCAAGTCATCGTAATCTACGCCGGTAAACTTTCTCGCCCGGTTCTTAATGAGCGGCATATATTGCTTTATGATCTTTTCCATCAATGCTTGAGAAGGGTTTTCTTTATATTGCATGATTGGCTCAGGCATTGGGCAAAATCCATTCATTCGTTTCCATTTGTTTGCAAAGTTCAATAGCTCGCTGGCCCACTTGGTTATACCAAAGACTTTCTTTCATTCCTTGGACCGTTCCTGACCAATCTCCACGCTCTGCCGCAGAAAGCGTATCAGTAAAGGCCATAAGACGTTCTATTCCTTCATTATAGGACATATTCACGAACACCCACCAGCGAACGATGCCCATATCTTTTGCCCAAGGAATGTGTGCATTGACGGGATTCACGCCATCTTTGTAAACGTCTTGAATGAATATCTGCAAACACTGGTTTATGGTCCACACTTCTCCGGGATAACTCGGAGTGTGGCCTACGCCGATTGTCCAATTCCCTTCGCTATCCTGATACGCCTCCGTTTCAAGCGCTTCTTGCAAGGCAATCTGTTGAAGCCCACGAAGCGGAAGCGCCTTTGCTGGGCCGCTACGATTCCAAAGTCCTTCTACTGCCGTAATCAATTCCTGATTCGTCATCACATGTCCACGAAATAGAGGTTGGCCCACAATCGGCCAGCCGTAAGATTAACGCTGGTCGCCAAGATTATGGTTGGATTCTGTCCGCATTTGATAAAATGCTTTTCTGGCAAGAATATCTTCCCGAGTTCTGTTACGCCAATGGCATTCGCACTTGCAGCGCTCGGAAGGTACCCCATAGACCGAAGAAGATTTATGCCACCGGATGAAAGCGTAAAGTTTACACCACCAGCCGTTCCAATAGTGGAATCATCACTGGCTCTGACTTCCGCGCCAACAAAATAAGTATTTGTTCCATAAGTGGTTACAATAGATGTTGAGCCGCTAGGAGTTGCCGGACCAACCGTAATATATTTATTGTAAGCAGGATAGTTTATAGGTTCCTGAACAAATGTATTGACTGGTTGCGCTGTCCACCATATAGAGGCGCTGCCGGAACCGGTAATACTAGCGGAAAAGCCATATTCAGGGGGAATAGGAAATGAAGCCTGCTCTCCTGCTGGAACATTGTAACTGAGTCCGGCTGGAGAAAGCGAAATGGCTAACGGCGATGTTCCGCTTACGTTGTTTACATACATTCCCTGCGGCGTGAACTGCTGATTGTCTACAGATCGGGTGGACCAATCTACCACATACGGAGTTGCCGATGCGACAAAAGAATCCAAAACGGCGGCGGAAAATCCATTGCCGTTTGGAATATAGATTTTTGTTCCGTAGACTGATTCTGTCATGGCGCAGCGTTATAAGCTTTCAGCGCAAGGCCGAGAGCCTTGGCATTGGCAGTCCACTGTGTATCCAGTTCGGCAGTGGTCAGCGTACCCTTTGCTGATGCCGCCTGCTGGATGTTCATGATGGCATTAAGCAGAGCTTCGGCGGCCAATGTGAGAGGTACAATTTCAGGATTTCCAGTCGCTACACCTGCGATTCCAGCGGCAGTTGTGGCAATAGTTTCTCCTGCGGCGATGGTAGTTTCAGTGCTCATGGCTTGGTAACTCCTGTGGCAGAAGCTTTGGCCTGTGCTACTTGTGTGGCCAACGAATTGAGGCTGTTCAAAATACCGGCGACAGTAGCATTCGCATTTGCCGGAGGACTTGGCATAATACAATATCCAGCCGCCGTATTCAGTGCCAACCCGACTTTTTGCTGTGTGGGGACGGGTAACTGGGGCTTGATGGCTGTCATGGCTTTCGTGGTCGCTGTAAGGCCCTTGCACGCGGCCAAAGATGCTACCGGCGTGCTCATATTTGTGGCGCATCCCGTCATCGCCATCACCGCTCCAGCCATAGCCAGCTTCGGCAAATGTTTCCTGATCCAAGGTAAAAGTCGTTTGTTCATCGTTTAGCCCTCCTTGGGCGGTTGAGTAGGGTTTGGGGCGATCATTTTCGTGGCGTCACGAAAATGATCCGGCGTGGAAACCATTTTCCCGCCGTCAGGAACATGGTCAGGCGCAACCGAAGGAGCATTCAGCATCTTCACAACATGATAAAAGAAAGCCCCGATAATCAGGCCTTCCCAATGCTTGTATTCAGTAACGGGAATCTTTCCGGTAATAATCAGTGTGCCGATAACGCCACCAACAGCCAGCGTTCCGAGCCATTGACGAGTCTGTGGTTCAATCTGGAACATTTGATTTGCCTCTGACATTACATATATTCCATCTTACGCCGCCAATCTAATGGTTGCAACTATTTAACCAAATGCAGGCTGCCCTGAACCGCATTATACCCCAAGTTCCATAGTTTTTGCTTGGATGAAAGAGACAAGTCAGTGTCCAGAAAACTGTAATTGGAAACATCCACTGGAATAGTGAGCACGTCTGGACAGTTATGTACTTCCAGTGTTTCAATCTTGTCCAGCATGGCAGAAACCGCGCCAGTTAAGTTATCAAGGATGCCAAAGTTGGTAACGCTTTTTTGAGGCTCGACCAATCGAATGCCGACCTTTGTTTTTCCCGTAAGGTATTTTTCCCCTAGATTTTCGAGTATGCCACCGTCCTGATAAATGCCGTTCATCGGTGGATAGATAGCAGGGAGGCACGCGGACGCCACGGCGCATTGGGCAAACGTCATGGAAGTGGAGCCGCTACGCAAGACCACGCTTTCCCATGTGCGACTGTCTGTAGTGATGAATCCTACTTTCATTTTAGGCCATTCCTGACCAGCGTGCTTGCCAATCCATTTCACTATAGGCCGAGTGGAGCACAATCCGCCTTTATGGAAAAATCTCCAAGGTGTCAGCAAGTCTTTCGACATGGCGAACGAAAAGTCTGTTTCAAGGACCAGCTCTTGCAGTTGAGGCCATGTATATTTTTTCCCAGAAACCATGGCCGCAACCAAGGAGCCGCCTGAAGTACCGATGAGTTCATCCACAGCATATCCATAATCATCCAGCGCGTGTAATGCACCAAGATGAACCGGAAACAAAAACCCGGAACCAGACAAAGCCACTGAAATATTTTTAGCCATTTTTAAGCCCTTGAACAATATCCAACATGCGTATTTCCCATTTTTCTTCGTTTTCCTGCATTTCTTTTATGGTTTTCAATATGGCAAGCTGAGACTCCATAAGTTCAAGCATGTATACAGATTGCCTTTCCGCTGGCCGAGAACCAAGAACGCTGGCCATCAACATAACAATATCCATTGCAGCCACGAACCATGCCAACATAAGATTTAGCATGGGATACGGATATGCGTCAAATGGATGCCTCAAAATATTCTGCATCAAAACCCATGATACAAAAATAATGTTGAAAATTAAAAAATATATCATCAAAAAGCGTATATTCAACACTTTTGATGACATCCTCTCAAGATAAGATGTTTTATTTTGGGTAAACATGAATTATTTCTATGCCAATGGTGGCTAACACGCCGATCAATGATACAATGACACCTATCAAAATTCCATTCGTTGTATATACGCGCTTAGAATCACGAGCCGCCCATTCTGGCTGTGCATTTTGTGCTCCGATAATAACGTCTGTCATGGTTTTCTTTACATCTTGCATGTCATTGCGTGATTCGTTACGCATATTCTGAATCTCTTCACGGAAAGACTCAATATTCTGTTCAAGAGTTAAAATGCGGCTATCGAGTTGCCGGTGGTTGTTTTCAAGGACGAAGACGCGAGATTCTAGTTCCATACAAAACCCTTTATTTTGCGGTTAAAAAATTATTGCCATGAGATAGCCTGTACGGTGCTGACAGTAGTGGCTGCCATCACTTCACCAATAAGCTTCAGCAGCTCCTGATACTCCGGCGTCTCTACCGCCTCAATCGCCGCCGCAAGCCCCTGCACATCGGCAAATGTAAATGGCGTGATAGGCGTTCCGGCATTGCTCAACCAAAGATTCGCCGTCCATGCAGCGCTTCCTGCATCAATCACGCCCTGCAGATAACCGATGGCGGCTGGTGTAGTGGCAAACATGGCCGTCGTGCCCGCAGCGGTCGTGAAGCTTACGGGTGCCAGAATCGCGGCCTCGTAGGCGTCCCTCAACAGGGCGATCTGTGCCGTCTGCGCTTGAGTCAATAGCATGGCGGAGGATGGGGGCGTCAATATCCCGTTGGACACGCTATATCCTGGCGTAGACAGGCAGGTCTGCCATTGCGCGTGAGTTATCTCGATAGCCGTGGTGCCCGGTGGTACAGGGCTGTCCACGCTGTCATAAAAGCCTGTGATGGCCCCTGATTTATCGTATGCTGCATATTTTTGGCTCATGATTAATTCCCTATCGCTTCGATATAGGCCGCTGCGGCAAGCCCCGCTGTGCCGCCACCTGAATACAAATTTCCGCCAGCGGCAGTCATCGTGACGCCATATCGAAGCGCGCCGGCTCCTGTATCGGACGTAGCCGCCGATAGGGGGCCATTCGGGAACACAATGGGCCATGTAAATGCAGTTGTAGCACCGATAGTGGTGCCGACCACAAGCCATTGCCGGATGTATCCATTGGGCAATTTTTGGTATCCAGACCCGGACAGGGTGGCTGGGAATTGTCCAAGATTCACGGCCTGATTGTTAGCCACTGCATCGGCCACAACAGTTTTCCCACCGCTGACAAATTTCCAATTAAACCCATCCCAAGTAAGCTCTATAAATTGCGATGGAAATCCTGCCCCGATAGTCCAGCTATAGAATGATATACTGGTTACGTCTAGGAAATAAGGCGACCCTGAAGACACGCTTGAAGAAATAGTTACGGGATAGGCTACTGCACCATATATTGTTATCTTTTGACCAAGAACTGTGCCCGGATTTATGGTCAAGGTGATAGCAGCCGTTAAAGAACCGGGTTCTACAACAGTCGTTAATGCCGCAGGTGTAATAGACTGAGATGCGGTAGGCTGCAACAGCTTGAATGCTTGACCAAGATTCACGGCCTGTCCCGCTGTAGAAGCAGCAGCACAAGTCACATTTGCAGGAGTAGAGAATCCTGTTGTCGCGCTAACACTACCGCTTACCGCTTGATTCCCGCTCCACGAATTAGCCTGGTTGGTAAATCCTACATTTGGAGTCTGTGAAGCGGATAGAATACGACCATTGGCATCCACATTGACAGTAGCCACGGGGTATGATCCAGCGACTACACCGGTAGGCCGCAAAACGGAATTTACATATTGCCATGTGTACGTTAGCGACGTAATGCCAGTCTGGCCTGCATTCAGCGTTGTTTGTCCAAGGCTGAATGTAGTCAGATTATCTGGAGGCGTAGTGCTGGCAACGATGTTCAGTGTGTACCGATTCTCTGCATACGCGGTATAAGGGTTGAAAGCGGGATTGTAGTCTGGATGACCAACCGGGGGGCCAACCACGATGTACGGATTAAACCCTATGGTTGCAACTGATGCGATGACGTAAGCGGTTACTGACCCGCTTACAGGAACCAGCGGAGCGAAATCAACGCTATAAACATTGTTTACTGTGTTGTTTGCCGTGCCGAGTCCCTGAACCACTAACCCATCACCAAATAACACGGCAAACCCACTTGCCGTTGTGACAGATACTTGCAAGGTGTTATTGAACGCGAACGCCACGTCTTGAGGGCTAACTAGTCCTGGATCGTGCAAAAACTGCCCAATCTCTTGAGTAGATTGCAAAAGTTCAGTAGCGCCATCGTTAAGTACGGTAGCATCAATAAACTGATAATTGTTATATACGGGTTGGCGCATGGCATGACCTCAAAACTTTTCTAAACTTTATCATGGGACAATAGCACCCGTCAAAAGCGGATTCGTGAAAAACGTGGTCGGCAACTGATTCAATGGACTATTGGTTGAAGCTGAAGCGGAGAACGGAAGCAATGCTGTTCCCGTTGTAAGATAGGCTCCCGTAACGGATGCTGCGTTGACATAATTGATAGTACCCAAAAAGAATCCACTACCGACTCCATACATTTGAAAGGGAACTCCTGCTGGGCGAATCCATTGCAACTGTTGGGCTACGGTATTTTGTTGTGACACCGCAAGCGAAGAAGAAAAGGTGATACTATAACCTGCACCATTTGTTCCTATGGATTGATTTTTTACCTTGGCATCCAGATTGAACACATCCAAAATGAACTGTTGTATCCCGTAAGGAATACCAGCCATGCTTTGAAATATAGCCATGAGCCGATTTCGGTATTGCACGTCGCCCTCGGATGAAAGGCGAAGTATTCCCCAAATTGTACCGATGGTATCTAATGTGGTCCATTGCGCGTTATCTACAATCATGGACTGAGCTAGCTGGTCAGTAGATGACGTATAGGAAAAGCACGGCTGGATAATGGAAGATTCAACCGCGTTAAAAGTCGTTCCGGTTCTCTGAAAAGTCCCCGGAAGCGACTGAATAATTTGTGCTACTTGTGCATAGTTCATGTTGTAGTGTTGATCGTTAAACCAATTAATTGTGCCCGTTGCGTCAAACCTATTGGTATGTACGCACCACTTGGGGTAAGATTTACCTCAATAGAACTCACTTGTCCATAAGTGGCGTCTGCGACCTGCGCGAGGAGGGCTCCCTGAGATACATCTTGTCCAAACTGGAGTGCTGCGAAATAAGCATCTACACTTGTTTGTATGGCGGTGGTAATCGCTGCCGTTTGAGTGACAAAGAATGGTGCTGCTACGGCATTCACTACGCCGCTAACCGGAACTGCATTGACGGCATATACAGCAAATGGAACGCCAGCGGGTCCGAGCCCGGGAGTCCCGTTAATAAGATTCGTTACTCCAGAAAGCAAATCATTGCTAGCCGTTCCGCTACCATTATCCACATAGATGTCATAACCAACCGTAAAGCCGGATGTAACCCCGCTTGCGGCCTGAGCCAACCATGGCTCGTAGCATGTGGAATACTTTACTGTTTCCCCTGTGCCGGAAAGCGTATAATTCAGGACCCCAGCCGCTAACGCTACAGGAGTACAAGCGGCCAGTGCTTGAGAAACGGCGTTGAATCGAGTAAGCGTTTCTGTTATGGGCTCAAGATCGGCGCCGCCGCTCGTTGCAGCCCCATTGGAAACGGTAATGGCATAAGGTAACGCTGAAATGACTTGGATAATGCTTCCTGCGGCCACATTGCCAGCCGTTCCAGCATTTTGCGCCTGAACACCAATCGTCACCGAAAGTTGGCCAGCCGTGATGTAGGATGCAGAAGTCGTAAAGAATACGATACCGCCAGAAGTAGACACCAAGGTTCCCGCTGGAATATAGACATTCGTTGGCTGCGCCGCGCCAATCGTAAATGTCACGTTGCCAGTTGCATAAGTCGCTTGTGTTTGCGTGATGCCGAATATCCCCAATGCTCCCTGCACAGCGTATTGAAGCATGGCCACCTGATTCATGATGCCTTGCTGTTCTATAACGGCACCAACGGAGGTTCCCCACGCACGCACCTGAGAGCCGGAGTTTGTATCGGTCAATATGCCGCTCTGAGCAGCAATAAGCTGCATGATACCAATAACTATTTCCGACGTCGTTGGAGGTGACGGCAAATTGATATACTGTTGTATGTTGGTGGTCTGATTTGCCATACGTTATCCTGCCGCCGTCACGGTTTGAGATTGTTGTGTACCTATCGGTGTTACGTCTGCTGTAATGCTGTACGATCCGACTCCAGGAGTATATATAACAGCCACGTTGTCTACTGTCTGAGTTCGTGCGTCTTGGTTGATCGCCCCGGCTGCGTATGCCGCCATGCGCCCTGCATTGCCCGTATTCGCATTGCCTATTTCCGCAGGCAATCTGCTGCCATACAAAGGATCATAATAATAGTTTCCTACTGCTGTAAGCATCCGTCTAGTGATAGCGTATAGATAATTTTGTATCCCAGAAACCGTCTGAAAATCTCCACCCCATTGTGGCATTTCTTGGTTGAACGGTCCAATATATATATCAGTACCAAGTATGTCGCCTTCATAGCTTGTTGGGATAATGGTTGGGCCGGGAGGCAAGTATAGATATTCTCCGGGTTTAGCCGTATTTGGCACAGGAAATTGCATGGTAGATATGTATGGTGGTGACAGATTGTTTATCTGGGCTATGATGTTCCAGTTTTCATAGTTCCCCGTAGTCCTAGCCGAAAACTGCATAAGATTTTCATTTGACCGCAGTTGATCGCGTGGAGTCTGCGTCGTTGGCGCTTGTATTGCAGATTCATAAACACCAGCGTTCAATATGGCAAACAGCGTTGCCGTATATTTATAAGTGATAATATTTTGCAAAAAGGCATTAGACCAGTCTTGCGCCAGAATATCTCCAGTCTGAAGATATGAATGGACGGCAACTACTTGATTCCATATAGTCTGTAAATTCATTTCATTAGGACTAGCAACGACTGTTTGTTGTACAAAATAGTTTAAGGATTGGCTGACAGAATATTGCCTGCTACAGGCGTCCGTTACGTCCTGTGGTACATTGGTATTTGTTAATCCATATTGCCAAGCATTATACCAAGCATCAACCTGATCTTGAGAACTGGTTGCCAGATCAGTTCCTTGAGGAATTTCCGAGTTAAATCCAGTAAATATTTGTATTATGTCTGGCGTTTGATACAAAGCGGAGCTTCCAGAATATAAAAGCGAGAAATTTACATTTTGCAGGATGTTGAGCCAATTATAATTTATTGCCTGCAAAAAATCATTCAGACCATTTATTCTGGCAACAAGGGATGCCGTTGGAAACGGCAAGTTAAATGCCAATATCTGTTGCAATTTGGTAGATTCTTCAGAAAGATAATTCTGCCATATATATATATTTGAAATATATAAATAATCTATCATAGTGTTAGCAATCCCCTGATATATTTCAGGAGATGTATTGCTATTCTGATAATTAAGAGAAGTCAATATCCCTTCAGTCAAGAGGTTTTTTGATAGCTGGACGAATATTGGATTAATAGCCATTAGAGTGCCGTCGCAAAAGATAATGCGCCACTGGAGGACAATAAAAAATTGGCAATACTTGATGGATACAACCCTTGAATAACACCTGCTCCAAATGTTCCAGCGGTTTGTAGGGCAGTTTCAAACGGCACTTCAAGAGCTTGCAGTATCGGATCCGTTTGCGTTACGGGAGACGTGACTGATGTTATCCCGGCCAACGTGATGTCATAGTAACCCCACAAAGGCTTGGATGAATTGCGGTTGATGGATTGCTGCCCCATCGGAACAACTTGCCAGTATTCACCCTGATAAAAATCATCCATCTCCATAGTGTACAGCTCGAGGCCATTATCCGCTTGAGATTTGTTAAGCAATGCAAATGACGACAAAAAATTACGCAGATTGTTTATTGCCTGCATACCTGTATTTTTATAATTGTCAAAATTGTGATAGGTATAACCGGTCGTTCCGCGAAATGTCCATATCGGCGGACCTTCGCCATACTGATCTGCCACTCTTTGAACCCCGCGTTGTTTTGCCGTTCCTGGGGTATCATAAATGGTAGTCATTTCCGCAAATCGCCTGCTGTAATCCTGCGGAGAAACAGCGAAAACAAATGGGTTCTCAGGAATACTACTCGTCAATGTTTTTTGAGTGTTTGGATCGTATATGGACAGCCGGAAAAGTGCCGGACCGCCAGTATTGCTGCTGAATGGAGTCGGTATTACCGTGCGGTAAACACCCTTTACAGGATTTGCCACACCGATAGCGTTGTTTATTCCGCTTATGGCGTTCCCAAGGAGATTGGAAGCTGCACCAGAAGTATTGGGAATCTGATTAAGTAGACTTCCAACGCTCATAAAAACCCCTCAAGGAGAAACCATGACAATCCCACCCATCAACGACCCCGTGAGATACCAGTTTGTACCGTCAAAAACTCCGGCAGACAACCCTACGGGAACTGAAAATCCCATAGGTGTAGGAGGTGACAAATTGATTGTATTACCGTCTGTTCCAAATAACAAATTTTGTGGACAAAGAGCATACGCTGATCCAGACGGCCCAGCAACAATAGAATCTGGATACGCACTAACTTTCCAGACGGGAGAGCCAAACGTGCTATTATATAAAGTAACGCCACCCAAAATGCACTGATTCCACACATACGGAGAATAATTCATATACATATAGGCATGTGATGAGTTTCCACCAATGACGTTTGGCGCTTTTGCAGGTGCAACAAATGTGCTACTTCCTAGCCCAGACGGAGTAATCACTTCGTCTTGCTGAATGACAAAAGACGACACACCAGAAACGGGGAGATTTCCATAGTATGTAAGCGCATAGTTTGCGTCTGAAGAATATATCGCCATGCCGCTAGGTGTCAGAGCATAAACAAGACCGTTCTGCAAAACCGTATCCATCATGATCTGGATAGGATCATTGTTCAGTGTTATTTGGCTATTAACCAACCATCCCCCGGAGAGTAGTTCAAGTGTGGCAATCCCCGATGGAGTTCCAACTAAAGCGTGCGTATTGTCAGACGTTATGTACGCGCACGTTCCAGAAAGAGGCAATACGGTTTGTTCCGTCCATGCGCCACTGACGAGATTGATCGGAGTCACTTGCCCGCTAGCCTGTTGGCATACCAATGACACACCATTTCCTATAGCCAAATTGTTTACATTAGGCAAACTAAAAGATGTGGCAATAGACCATGTTCCGGCATTGTTTTCAAAGAACGCAACCCCGCTGGAAACGCCAGCCATGGCGTAAGTATTGTCCGGCGATACGGCCAGATAGTTCGCGCCATAGGGAAGTGCTTGCGCATAATTTATATATGGTGTTGGATAGATATAAGTTAAGCTGTTATCAGAAACCAATATTTCTCCGGTTAACTGTGCTTGTGCCGCGATGTTTCCTCCGCTTGGGGTTTGCACCAATGACCACAACCCAAACCCGACACCAGACGGTGTTTCAAGACAACATGATCCGGTCACAGACGCCCCGTTCCCCGGAGTTGGTAACGCAATGGATGACCAGCTTCCTCCGCCACTTGGTACAACCCATCCAGATGCCGGATTGACCGCATAGAAATCGCCATTATAAATTCCCATACCATGAAATGGCGCAGGAGATGATGGAGCACCAACCAAAAGAGCGCCATTCAAGCCATATACATTTCCATTTTGGTCAAGCGAATATCCGCTGGCTATTGCAGTATAAGCAACACCGGTTGGAAGAAAAACCATGGTACTATTTTCTATAAAATTAACCACACCGTCATGAGACAACAGTGTGACTCCAGAAACAGATTGTGAAGCTCCAGCAAAACCTGTAGCAGCATCAATATTAGCCATTATTTTTTATCCCAAACTTGAAGAATCGAGCGTGAATACGTTTCCGGATGCGTCCAGCAACGGACCTGTATTCAAATTCCATACCACATATCCACTTGCCGCGCCGTTGTTATACCAATAGTACTCGGTTCCCCACCACGGAGCCAAAACATATCCTGTACCAGATGGAACAAGACAAATACTATTGGAAACCGCATTGGGCGCTGCAAACCATGTATAAGACATTAGCTGGATGCTCCGATAATGTTTGAGGCGATGTCGGCTGAAGTTAATGGAGTTACAGGCGTCCCTGTATCACCGCCTTGCGGATCGGGATGTATATGGGAATTGAATGCAGACACAAGCAAATTGGCAAGAACTACGAAATCGCTAACCGAACCGCCTCCCGCGCTCACATTCACCTGACTGCCACTGTTGACATTCATGTCAATACCAGATGGGCCGGTAACTGTAGCTGTTCCCCCGGCGGAAACCGTTGCATTGCCATCGGCATGGATGACGGCATTAGCCTGCGTATTGACGTTTATATTTCCGGTCACATTTACTGTTTGTGCCCCGTCTATGGTGATGGTTTGGTTTCCGGTCAGTGTAACTGTTACATTTCCACTTGGATCAATCTGAGCACTGGAACCGGAAGCGTGCTGTATGCCGACATACGGGCTTGGTTGAGTAGGCGTTCTTTCAGCGTCCGTAACCGGCACGCGCTGGCGTTCTTGCGTCTGGCCGTCTACCACATGCCTATAAGTGGCTGGCTTCTGCCCATCTTGGTTGACGTAGAAATAAGTTCCACCCGGAGATTGAGAAGTTACCGAGGGATGACTCCATAGAAAATTCGCTGCGCCATCCAAAAGAGAATATACGTTGCTACCGTAAGCTTTGTATTCTTGAAATGGGTCATTCATGGCATTGACGGCATCCATGAGCGCTGGGGCGTAGGCTCCCAGCCATACCCCATTCCTGTCATCACCAAACGGGAACGCAATAACACCATAAGTACCGCGTGTCGGAAGCGGGTTTTGACAAACGCGCACACCATCTAGCCATGGCTCCAAAATCTTAACGGCGATAGCAGGCCCTTGCGACGAAGGCAAAACTACGCTTACGGCATGATCTTCTTCGATATAGCCGACAACCTGCCCGATAGTAATGCTCGCAATTTGGTGCATTTAAGAGCTTCCATAAGAAGAATAAATACCGGGTAGCGCCGATAAGTATTGCTGTGAAATCGTCTGAGAAGGACCGTTATATACCAATCCTTTCAGGCCATTGACCTTTTGTAGTTTACCATCAATTCTCTGCGCTGTTCCAGTGTGCAACTCAATCATCAGTTGTGTATTCGTATAATCAGAAACAGCAAGCCCTCTGGCTAGATCAAGAGTAGTAAGCGTTTGTCCGCCAAATTCCCAATTATGCGTAACGCCCTCTATGTAGAACATCCAATCATTCGAGCCATCCTTAAACGGTTGATATTGGAATCTGTTTCCAGGAATAATATCTGGGCGCAGAGGAAAACTCAGCTGCCCTATCAGCATGTTAGGAGTCGGTTCATAATAAGACGCGATACGGGAAAGAATATCTGTATTTACATTGATAAAGGTTTCTGTAGTCTTTCCATTTTGCGTATTCTTTATGGCTGCTTGGCCCTTCGGGTCGGAAAACCATAGTGTTTCCATGATCTCTGGTCGGTATCCGAAACGGTCAATGGACGACCCATCTATCATGCTCCCGAAAATGTCCATGGCAGATACCAGATTAGAATTGCTCATTCCAAGAAGGCTCAATATAAAACTTGGCTTGTAGACATAAAAATTACGCGCTTCATTGGCATCATATTTTACTGTTGAATTGACAAATGAATAACTATCTAACGAATATGTCGTAAGGTTGTTCCATGCGGTATTATTCCACTTCCAAGAAGATGTCGCGTTATCATAATAAGAATATGGCAACGGATTGACACGAGCGATGATGGTAGGAACGGATGGAGTATATTTGTTGTCACCTTTGGTAACTATTCCAGAAAGCCCATTGTAGTCTGCAAAGTTATAATATCCCCTTACTGTCTGTCCCGCACTGGAAGTTGCACCTCCCAAAGATACTTGAACACTAGTTGTATATTTTGAAACAGGTGCTGTGTTTACAAAAAATTCATATACAGGGAATGGAAAAAGGTCTGTAAACTTCTCAAACCATGATCCAGAGTTGTTCATGAAGTTTAGGGAAACCGGGATAAGATTTTCTCCGCTGACTGAGTAGTCTTGAAATCCATAAGCAACCAACTGGTCAAAGCTGACAAGCGCCCCATTGATATTCCATTTGATGCTTCCAAGTATGCCTTGATTGCCAGCCATGATCTTTGTGTACCACTGCGTTGCAACGCTGGCAGGTGTTCCGGTAGATATACCCTGCAATCCGGGAATGCCGCCTATACCGCCAAGCAAATTTGATGCCAACAACCCAAAAGCCTGTAGTGTATAGTAACTATAGTTCGTCAGGAACCGTGTGAAGTCTTGACCTTCCACTAATATGCTGCGGCCAGCGCTCCGTCCAGTCTGCCATTCTTGTGTTTCCGCGCATCCTGTCACGACTCCAATCATGACGGTTTCCCGATATTGCCCACGCCCCATGCGAATAATGACTAAGGAGTTAGGCACGAGAACGGAAGTCCATGTTACTGGATCGTCAGTTCCTTTTGGTCCACCCGGAGCCAATACAACGCGGAAATGTCCACCTGTTGCATTGCGGATATTCTTGTTTGTCAATACCCGCAATAGACGCCCGTTACTACCATTCAGGAAGTATTTCCCACCGAAGAACGGGTAAATTATCACCTCACATTCAGGTGTTGCTGTAATCTGGTTCGCCATTAGGTATTCCGCGCTCCATTATGATTTGGCGTAACAGCGCCTTGGACTGGGTGTCCCAGTGTGCCGCTTCCGTGTACGGGGCTTGCAGGGATGGAGAATGTATGGGTAGAGAAGTTATATACATGGCTCTGTGCAGGATTAAGGCCCATTTCACTCTCAATTTTATGGACATAAGCATCAACGCCAGGAGTATGCAGACCAGCATAATCTTTATTCGGACCAGCATTATACATGCGCAATGCCATACCAAGATGGCCATGCGATTTTTCAAGCATCATTCGCAGATATTTAGCTCCGCCTTTGATGTTTTCGCTAGCAGAGTATGGCCCCTTTGCCATTCCAAGAGAGTTCCATGTTCCCGGCTCAATTTGCATCAATCCGATAGCGCCAGTCTTTGATACTTTCATAACATTTCTCGGCGCGTTTTCTGCCGTCTGTACAGATTTTATCATGCTATATGGAACACCGTATTTCTTCGCAGCTTCGTGTTCATATTGATGCAGTTTTTTCAGCGGGAGAACCATACCTTGTTTTGAAAAGAAAAATTTACTTATATCGCTAATTGCTGGCGACAATGTTTTTCCTGTGCCCTTGGCTGCATTAATAACATTGTTCGGAATGCGGAACACAACCTCGCTTGCCTTGATGGTAAATGACGCTGCGGTTGTATCTATCATGTATCCTTGGCGGACTTGGCTAGTTATCGCTCCCTTGGATGGACCCATGCTAGCGATTGGGTACGGAGGTTTTTTACCAGACTTGACAGCCGCCATGTCTGCAATGGCTTCATAAGGCTTTATGCCAAGAAGTTTCCCTACGGCGAATGGAGCGTATCCCTTCCCTACCGTTTCTTGGGCGGCTTTCGTGGTCATTTTCAAAATGGCTCCGGGCTGACCAGATAGCATTTCAAACAAATAGGCATACGCCCCCATGGCGTTGCCGCCTTTGCCCATACGATTTAGATATGGAGCCATGGCTTTGAACGATTGCGGCTTCTTGAATCCGAGCTTTTGAATGACGGATGACCATCCAGCCGAAGTAGTAGGCAATTTTCCACCAGCCGCCTGCATAACCTGAGTCCCGAGAAGCGTGTACATCATTCCCGTAGGATTCATCATGGCATGGGAAATATGTTGCGCCATGGACAGTTGAGCCGTTCCAGTTCGCATATTTGCGAACGGAGTTTTCTGCAATCTGCTAAACCAACGAATGTCCGCACTCGTAGACGTGCCCGGTCCAAGACCTTGCAGATAATGAACCGTATTATTCAGATTGCGGAAAGTGGTAGCTACTCCGATGCCCTGTTGAGCGGCACCTTTCAACGCATTCTGAAAAGTATGCAAATACTTTACGACTGATTGCTGATTTTCTTTTACCGCGCCAGTATTGCCAGCATATCCTACCATTGCGCCTATATCATTTAATGGCATTCCTCCGATATAAGAAGCCCGTCCGAACTTCTGCATGATGGTCTTTGCCATACCAGCGGATTTATACGGGAGTCCTATAGCCGAAGATAGCCCTAGCGCTGTCTGCCCGGTATATCCCAAGTCACTCATCCACTGAGGAAGCGCACCTGCGCCCAGAGCACCAAGACGCCTATTGGTGTAGAAGTCCTTCAATATCTGATTGGTTCCAGTTCCCGTCAGCATTGAAAGCTGTGCGGAAGATCGTAGCGACTTTATCCACGGCTGCGAAGCGCGGTAATATTTCTTGGCTGCTTCATAGGTTAATGCACCGCCAATGGCTGCAATTCCAGCCACTTCCATGATTGGACTTGGGGCAAGCGCCTCGTCAGCGGCGCCTAATACTCCCATATCTTCTCCTATCCCGCCAAGACCAGAAAATGCGCGTACCGCACGGTGGACTCTGGATGTAATAGGAAGATGGCGACCTATTGCCCCAGCTATTACTGACCTCCTTGTCCGAATTGCACGTTGTCTTTCTTGGTTTTGCTGTGTACGACTCTGGCCTTCTTGCACGGATTCCGTCTGTACACGAGAGCGCATCCCCGCATCTTCCGCACGTTGCGCCGTTTTCGTACCGCCGCCTTTTGACAGAAGCTCAGAAATACGGTTAAGTGCCTGTAGCTGCGCGTTGCCTATGCCTACAAGCTGTTGGCAGCACGATCCCATGCCGCCACCACCGCCAGCGGGAGGCAGAACACCTCCACGGCCCCCTGCAATCCGTTGCCGCATATTGGGTGCTTGCGCTTGGACGTTGGTATTGGCCGCACCAAGATTGATGAAATTTTTCTCGGAAGGCAAACGAGAATAGAGAGCCTGATTAAACACGGCTCCCGTTTGAAAAGAAGGGTTTTTTAAGAAGTTATTCCAATAGCCACCAAGTGCAGATTGGCCACCTGCCGTGCCAGCATGGAATCTAATCAGCGGATTATTCATTTGCCTGCCCTTTCAACCGCCTTCTTCTTACCCAGAATATAACGCTGGTATCCAGTTTTTACAAATTTGCGATATTCTACGCCATCCAAAACATTGTCCCATTCAACGCCAATCTTGAGCCTGTTTTGTTTCTGCTCTTGCGTTTTATGGAACTTCCAAGTCTTTGGATTGTCCTTGGAAAACATATCCATGATGAAATCAAGTCTTGCATTGGACAACGACAAGACGGATTCATCAAACGGACTTACGCCAAGCATCTGGGATACCCTCCAGATTCTTTGGGCGTTTTCCGTTTCAGTTGGTATGCCTTCCTTCTCGAAATCGCGTAAGTTCGTCGGTAAAGAGTTCAAAAACGGTCAGAACCGGAGCATCTGGTTCCCACGCTTTTGGCTCTATTACCGGAACCCCATCCTCATTCGGAGTGTGTACCCAATTATTGTCGCCGCGCAAATAACACGCCTTGAAATAGGCCATCGCAAAATAGAGATTGTCGGTCAGCGGATCAAGGCCGTCCGCCGATCCTCCGCTGTCCGGGTCATCTTCCATGCGTAGATTTCTGGCAAGAATGCCAGCGCGAGCCATGTCGCGAGGAGAAGGGATACGGAAAGTATAAGACTTTCCATCATGATGGACAGTTATTTCGTCCTTGAACAAGTTTGAATCAGCCACGGATTACCTCCAAAGGAAACCACTCCGTGACATCATAACCTACGCATTGATGCCCGTCAAAAATCCAGTGGCATAAGCGTTCTGGCCCTGCATAATAGATACGCCAGTCTGGTCCAGAATATCCATAGCCAAGAACACCAGAGAATCAGTAATGGGCTGGTTGGTAGAAATATTCTGTGCAAACGAAGAACATACGCAGCCTACATAGGTGTTGTAAGTAGTTCCGTCAGCGCCCATCAAATGTATGTCGAACTGGTTATTGGCCAGCACCTGTGCATACGTTGCAGGCATACCAAGAACCGTCAAGCCTTTCTGCGTTAGCTCAAAAGCATCCAGTGTAATCTGGGGGCTCAAACGAAGCTGCTGGACTTCTTGCGGGTTGGCGCTGCCAATACCGTATAGCTGCTCCGCGCCAAAGTCCAGTGTAGGGTTAGTGGTCTGTGCATAGGCAACCACTGCGTCGCCAAGCATCACCTGAACAAGGTTCGCGTTCTTTACATTGTACTCAAGCTGAGTTGCATTATAACCGGGCATGTCAGACTCCTATCTTTATGCAGCCAGCGAGAGATTCAACGGCTGGATGTTAGCCATTACTGTAATAAACCGAGCTTGTCCGACAAGAACCACGTCCACGGAAACATACCACGATTGCGTAGCACCCGTATAAACAGCGGTCAGTGTTTTGGGATTCCACGAAGAAATTATCCCGCCAGACTGATCCGTGTAGGTATTCTGGTTCAGAATCCGCTTCGCCGCATTCAGCACCATTCCCTGCACTTTAGGACTGGCTGCAACCGGAGTCCCAACATACGGCTGCAATCCCTGAATCATGGCATTTTCGAGAGCCTGCCGTTCTGCCACTTGCTGATTAAAGATATTTTCAGGATTGCTGTCATTCTGCCATGTAGTCAGGTCAGAAATAATGGTTGGAACTTGCGTAATGGGCGAAATCCATACCGGCATGACACCTGCTTGCTGAAGCGTATTCACGTCAGAAATTTGCAGCGTAGTTTCCATCGCGGTAGCGTTAATGCTTTTGTTGGTCAACGGAATCCACGGAGAATTTCCGGCCATCATGCCAGCCACGCAAGCCGCCGTGTACAGCCCGCTAAACAGCGTATTCTGACCGGTAATCACGCTATTGGCATAGATACCAGGATAGACATAGGTTGCCTGAAGAGCGTTATACGAACGGGCCGTTTGTGCGGCAATCGTTACGGTATCGCCGAGATTGGAACCCGTCACGAAGCGCCGAGGATTGCCTTGGGCCACTTGGCTGCTATAAACGGCGTTAGCAACACCAGCATTAGGAACACCCAATGCCGTAGTGTCGGCGAAAGACACGGACACACGAGTATTGATTGTGCTGTTCAGTGCCTGCTCGTAATCGGAAAGCGATGTGGTCCCATTGGACGCGCCACTAAACCCTTGTGCCGTAACTGGGCTAATGACAAGCGAAGAACTGGAAACAACACCAGAAGCAACCGTTCCCGTAGCCATTCCGGAATATGTATTCAACCAATAAACAACGTCCCCAAGAATAGCCGTGGCATTTTCGTAGGTATACGTCTTTAGGCCAGAAGCCACAGTTGGCGGCGGCAGCGTTACGGGGGCGGACGTGATATCCAAAGAGGTGGATGTCAGCGTGCTTTCCGATACGGCATACGCGCTATAGTAGCCACTACCATTCAGGAAGCTAACGATAGACTGCACGTTTGGATAGGTAGAAGGCCCAAGCGGCAAATTGAAGCTCTCGCCAGTGTTCGGGCTGGAAACAATGAAGTTGGTTGCTACACCAGCGGAGCCGGAAACAGTATAATTTACGCTGCCCGTGGCAGTGCCGGTATATGCAAGCGCAAACGGAACGCCAAGATTCTGACCTTGTGCGGAAGTCTGTGCATAACCGTCATTCAGCGTCAGATTGATACCGGGAGTCACATTGCCAGCCGCAACGCTATACGTCAGAAGATTAGATGGCGCTCCATACTGCGCAGACTGCATGTTTATAAGTACCGTGCCGCCAGAAGAAACAATGTTTGCGGACGATTGTGTAGACGGGTTTACGCCGATAACAATAACTTGCTGCGCTCCATTTAACTGATTTGAGCCGTTATACAAGAATTGTACCAGTTGCGCGGCTGGACTCCCGCGCAGGAATGAATAAATCTGTTGCGGGTTGAAAAAAGAATATGGTGTCTGCGGAACGCCGCCGTAGGACTCGCAAATAAACAGCAAAGGCTGCGAAGTCTGCGAAGGCGAAGCCTGAACAGCGGAAACATTGTCAGCATAATAAACGCCTGGGATGACCAGCGTTTGGCCCTGATAAGTTATATTCGGATTTGGCATGACATGCTCCAGGCATATAGTTTCCTATATGGTTATATAGTCCGAAAAAAAGATTTTTGTCTATCCCACAACCACTGGGACATACCCTGTGGGGTTGTCTTGAAATATGACATTCTGCGGTATCGGATATGTGGTCACTACATTGATGTTTTGTGGCCCGGTCATATCAAACATGATCTGTGAATAATAGAATCCGGGAGCGCTATCTCTTGAAACTTCTTGCCCTTGGACGGCCTGATATGAATAGGATGTATCCATATTGATGCCAAACTGGCTAAAGGCGTTGTTCATTACAGAACACACCAATCCGATAATCACATTATGATAAAAATCTCTTTCCGCCACAGTTTGAGTTAGGACGTGGATGGAATATCTCCTGTGCGCCAATCCGGGGATGGTCCACTGGTTTGTTATCGTGTTCGGCACGTTCCGGCCAATGGGCGCGTTGTCTTGCTGCACAAGATCAAGATTGATGGTAATAAGGGGAAACTTTACCGTTACTCGGTCCAATGGCATGGCCTGAACAACGCTTGGCCTCTGCCAGTTTTTATTCTCCAAAACCAATCCTTGTGCAGCCCCTTGAATCAGTCTCACCATCATGTAAGTCATATTATCCGAATAGACTTCCACTTGCGCTGCGGGGATAATCCCAGCGCTCACGGCGGTACCATTTACATCGGAAATCTCATAAGTGTAACTGGTAGAGAAATCCAAAAATGTAGGATTGGCATCTCCCACATCAATCCAAACTACAGGTTGATCTCTGCCCTGTGGAAGTATCGGTGCATTCGTCGTATCCAGAACCGTCCACGTCTGTCCACCATCCGCACTACGGGATAATGTATATGGTGCGGTAGCTTCTATTTGAAGAAATATTGCTCCGCCAGTCGGTACGGCTTCTGCGGTTATGCTAGGCATTTGATTGCTCCGCTGCTTTTGATCGCGCCCATTCAGAAAGAATCTCTGCTGGACTATACGCCGCCATGGGTGGAATATGCCACTTTTCCGGCTTCTTGCTGCTCATGGTGTAAAAATTCGTTCCACTTACACGCGCAAACGCCTGATAGCGAGGCATCTTCAATCCGACTGCGTTTCCTATGGCATCCAGTTGAGTAGGTTGCGGAATAGCCCTGTGGCTTTTTTCCGATGGTATTGGGATGACACGATATTTTGAACCGTCCTTGGCCACCTTCCCGCCAGCCAGCATCGAGCGTTGCAAGTTGATGGTAGACATGCGCCCATGTTCTAACCAATTCGCTTCAGGCGCTTCCTTGGCGTCTGCAAATACAGCCACATAATTCTGCTTTTCCTCTATCCGCAAAGACTTGGCGTATTTGCCGGACGGATTGGCCAGAATTTTCCCGTTCAACGCTTCCTTCCCCAAAGCAAATGCTGCCCACTTGGCAAAAGTCTCCAAGGCCAAGTCGGTTACCTTGTCCATTGGAAGATTGGTATAAACGTCATAGGACGCCATGCTTTGTGCCTCTCAAAATTTGCATTACAAAAAATATAATACATAATATCACAGTGGCTAGGTTGCGCAACTGAACCGATGGAAATCCACCATCTTGCCACGTTCACATTGGATATTTGAGAAGGATACTCAAATGCAATATAAAATATGCTCTAAATGTGGCCTAGAAAAATCTTTATCAGATTTTGCAAAATCTAACAGCAAATCAGGATTTTCAAACCTATGCAAAGATTGTCATAATATTTCCAAGCGCGAATGGGCGGAAGCTAACAGAGAAAAGCGCGAAATATCGTACAAGCGTCATTATGAAGCAAACAAACAAAAAGCTGTTGACGCGGCAAGGCGCTGGAAGCTAAAAAATCCAGACAAGGTGAAATCCAGTTCTGCTGCTAGATACTTGAAAAATAGAAATTCAATTCTTGAGGCAAACAAGAATTGGAACAAAAATAATCCTATAAAAATGGCATCTTATTGCGCGCATAGAAGAGCAAAAATAAAATCTTCTGGAGGCAGGTACACTCAAAATGACATAGAACGAATTTATAAACAGCAGAAAGGAAAATGTACCGCCTGCTATCTTCCATTGGATAATGTATATCATATAGATCACATAATACCGATCAATGGCGGAGGAACAAGCAACCCAGAAAACATTCAACTCCTGCATCCTTCATGCAATTTAAGAAAAAGCGCTAAACATCCAATAGATTTTATGCAGGAGATGGGCTATTTAATCTGATATTTTTCCTCGTGAGTTGAAATCCATTCCCATAATTTATCAAAAGTGTCGCTGGTATATTTGGCTAAATCTTGTGAATCGTTGAATGAAAGCATATTCATTTCTAGTGACGCAGATTTACTATAATTCCAGCTTCCTTCCAGTGTAGTGACACTTCCATCTGGAAGCCATATTGTTGTTTGTTTAAGATGGACAATTTCATGCTTTGGGCTGGTTCCAATTAAAAAATCCGAACCGTCAACAAATCCCTCTTTAATCAATTCCGCTATCATTGGCGCTTCCGCATGACCAGTCGATTGCGTATGGTCAAAAATTATCTTTACATCACATCCTGACTTTTTGGCTGATAAGACGCCATCAAAGAATGACGACAATGTACATCCATAAATCATGGTGCGTAATTTTGCTCCAGATATTGAAGCGCTCGCTAAGAAACTGACAAATGCTTTTGTACCATCCGCGTAAGGAGTGATGATGCGAGTCGATTGACTGGTTTCATTTATTACTCCAAGTGCTGATAAAATTGGATTCATAATATTTCCTTTACATCATCACGCCCAACATAGAACAAATGGAAGTCATTAGACGCTTTTGGAGAATAGGCGCCCTCTTTCGTATATCGCGCCAAGTCAGCCAATGTAAATCCTTGCAAGCTATATAATTCAGGCATTTAATGCGCTCCTTTGAACCCCGCCGAAGCGGGGGTTGCTGGCGGACTGGATCAGCTTTACAGCAGCGCCGCCGAGTTACCGCCAACTGCTTCAACGGTCAATGCAGGCGTAGCCCCGATGGCAGTGAAGGTGAATACATAGTCCATAAGACCACCTTTCGGCACCGCAGGATTAGGCAAGATCGTCCCGACCGTAACGCCCGTGCCACCTGCCAGCGTTCCGGCATATCCCGCGGCGCTCTGGTCATTGTTGATAAAGCGCCATTTGAAAGACGTGCCAACCACTGCATTAGGCACAGCAGCTAAAATGTTTGCTGCGGTATCAGTCGTTAGCGTAAATGCCCCCGTCTGGGTTGCACCATTCGAGAAGTACCGACCCCACAGTTGTGCTGCCGTTACGATAATTGCACCTGCCGTTGTCGTGGAGGCTAGGCCGAAAGTGGATGCAGCTTGTCCCGTTACAACATTATCACCTGAGTTAATAGAAAAGCCTGAAAAGTCTAAAATGTCCATATTTTATCCTATATACTCAATAAGGCAATAAGAATACGCGGCCTGTTGGTTATTGCCCGAGTTGGGGACCAGAGTTATAGTCGCCTTTTCTCTTGTCGAGCACGGGAAGGCAATTTCTTTTATAAGAGTTCCTCCTGCCGCATAGTCTGGATTATTTAGCAAAATTGAAGCAAGAACAGTTGGCGTGGTTTCTCCAGTTTGGACAGTAAATCCAGCGGTTGTGCTAGTAGAGGTACAACACCCATTCGGTAGTATAAAGCTAACACGCGTAATGAGTGCATTCAGCGGAAGTCCTACGGTTATACTACCACTCGTGGCGGACGGCAGATTAGAAAGAATGTTCCGTACGGAAATAACCCGTCTTGCAGTTGTACCGGATAGCGAATTCTGCCAATTTAGTGATGCGTCTAGATACTCCCCTACTACCTGCGACAATTGCGAACCGCTACCTTTGCATCTATCTAAATTAACCACACTCAACTGTCCATACTCACCATTTGTAGGGGTGAAAATAAATGCGTCTTCCGGGTATGCGTGGTTATCAAAAATACAGCAAGAATACTTTATCGCGGCGGCGGATGGGTTAATTCCTACCCCAGAAATATACTGATGCTGTCCCATAATGCTGCATGTATCAAAGTGTATGGAAGGTCCAGCACTGTTCCCTGGATTAAAACATGCTGACAATACGGTGGGAGCAAACGAATTAAATGCCTGCGAACTGAAATCACAAGTATCAAATTTAACGATCCCGCCACCCCACTCGCAATTCATGATTCCGGCATACTGGGTCTTCTGCTCAAACCTTACACCAGAAGCTTTAAAACTCTGCACTCCGTCATCATGTACAACATTCAACAAATTGAAAATATATGTTTGAGACGACGGAGAGTACCCACTGACATCACAATCCACAAGTCTTATGCTTCCACCATGGTACATCGTTATCCAAGGATAACTGGTATCATATTTACAGTGGATAAACCAATAGTTTAAGAACTGGTCCGAGGTGTTTGTATCTCCGACATACAAGAAACTACTCCAAGCCCCGGTAAAGGCACATCTATCCCACTTCCATTCGCTATTAGTGTTCGAGCCAGTTAAATTTACTCCATAGTTCCATGACCCACTAAATAAGCAGTCAAAAAAAGCATAGTCCTGTGCCTCCCCCGTAGAATAGCTGTCTATAATATCACAGGAAGAATTTTCCCCATAAAAAACAATCTTGTTGAACCTCAAAAATAAGAAGGTATTTTGATTGTTTATGAGAGGCCCAACCGTCGCCGGATTATAGACTATCCCAACCGATCCTACTGGTCCAGATGCCTCGAATTCTACCCCAAATTCGTTGTGGTAAAATAAATCTGAATTAAGAAACGAGCTGGGCTCCGTTAGTAGGTATGTACCCGGTGGGAGTATTATTTTAATGCCTTGAGTGTACACATTTATATAGACTGGCAACACTTGCTGTATACGCGCCAAATATTTATTTGCCAGTATAAATGCAGCGTCTGATGCTGTTGCCCCCGTTGGGTCTGCCCCAAAGTCCAGGATATTCAACATTAAGCTATCATACCCAATTCTTGCCCGTGGGTTGATAATCTGAATAGCATTACTCGTAGTCACGGTCGGAGGAGCAGCCCCAACGGTAGCAGTTCCGGTATCCGTCCAAGTCGTGCCAGTCACCCCAGACGCGAGCAGCCCGATGGAGCCGGAGATGCGCCCGTAAATGTCCATGCTGGTTTCGTTGAGCGGATTGGCCCATGTCACCACCACCTCGCCAGTAGCAGTTGCCGTGGTAGGAGCCGCTGCACCAACCGTAACACTGCCATCATCTGTCCAGGTCGTCGCCGTGATGCCGGACGCCAACAATCCCAAAGACCCAGCTACGCGCCCATAAATATCTACCGAAGTAACATCGGGCGGGAATACCCAAGTCAGGACAACTTCACCAGTCGCGGTCGTGGTGATGGCGTCGGTCGTGCCAAGCAGGGAGTAGCCAGTAGCGGTATGCGCCACCAGACCGTAGGTATAAGTCCCAGCAACAAGGGTTCCCGCTGCCGTGGACGCCGCTAGCGTGGGGGTAGGGGCGGTCAAAGCAAGCGCAACAGATACTGCCGTGCCAGGCAATCCGTATCCGGTAGCGTCATGCGCCACCAACTCGTAATCATAAGTTCCGAGTGCCAGCGTTCCGGCTGCTGTGGACGGCGCAAGAGACGGAGCAGGTGACAATATGGCCGCTGAGATCGCTTCCCATAGCCGCAGCGAGTTGGCCGTAACCGTCGCCGAAGTCGAAACCGCCAGCACTCCAGTATTGCTCAGGTCAAGATAGGACGTGGACGACGCTGCTACACTGAACGGGGTAGCTGGAAATGGCACACGCTGACCCAGAACAGCAGCCGTCCCAAGTGGTAATGTAGCACTCAGGGACGCGGGTGATGGCACCCCGAGGACGCCACCGGATAGCAGAGCATCTGTCCACATATCGCCGTATTGAGCGAAGGGAGACGAGTTGTTCGCGCCCTGTCCGGGGGTCTGGATGATGGGCGCGTCAAAGGTTTGCGGCGCAGTCCAAGTGTTAGCGGTCAATGTTGGTTCAACAGCAGTTGCACTAAGCGCCGTATTAAGACCACTCGCCGTTAATACTTCTCCGGGATTAAATGTTGGTATCGTCATGCTTTCAACCTCAGTTCTAAATAATCAAATTCGCGCACATTCAAAGTGTACCACCATTCAATCCACTTCCGTTATTCCGTTGATATAGATCAAGCAACTGCACTACGAAACGCCGTGGATAGCCACGCCCCTGAATAAGCGGTCTAACCTGTGGTGAACCTCCATGTTTTGCATAAGCTATGTAAATCGGCCATGCTGTATAAGATACCACATAAGGTGTACCAACCGCATATCCAGACAATACCACATTCGCCCCGGACGCGACAACATTTCCGCTTGGAACTGGAATAGTTCTTTGCGTCTGAGAATCATAAACGCTTGCTGAAATGAACCCAACATTATACCGATACGGCAATATTTCATTTTGCCCTACATTCAGAACAGATTCAAATCGCATGTCATTATTGTATTCAATAAAAGCATCCATCATGGATGCGTTTTCCCACACGGGAGACAGATTGGAAGGGATAGTTAATATCGGGTCAGCGTTTACTATGCCGCCATATTGCTCGTTGTTATGGAATCCGGGAACCTGACCATTCGCCACATTCAAGTGACTCATGAGAACCGTATATGGGCCTTGTGGGTCATCATAATACGTTCCCCTTCCAGCGCAAGTAGCACAAGTAGGGCTAGGCGTTCCTTCTGGAGTATAAATGCCATTTTCATCCACTCCATTACTCCCAACACAAGCACATTGATGCGATTGCAGCCATGCCATAGAAACGCCATAACGCGCAATGATAATATCAAAATTCGTTCCGGGGAAATCATACGTCCACGGATCACGAGTGGTGTTGTTGTAGAAATATGGATTCGGGATGGCCACTTAGAATGTCCCGACCATTGGCCCTGCCACGTGATTGATTAACTGCGTCATCAAATTCTTTTCCTGAGCACGCCACTCTTTGATGATGCCGACATACGCGCCAGGTTGGTATTGTGTGCGCTGAGAAAGTCCGTCAACGCCCGTGGAAGTCTCGGTAGCGCCCAAATTGATCGTGCCTTGTATGGCTGCCAAAGCGAGAATGGCTGCCTTGGTCAACACGAGCCGTTTGATAAAACTATATTCTCCGTCGTAATCCTGTTGCGTGAACCCAGCCGTATATTGCAAATGGATGGCCCCAGCCAAGGTTTCAGCGAATCCCATCAAAGCTAACTGCATGGTAAACAAGGGCAACATTTGCACGTTTTCAGAAGGAACCACGCGCAAGAATCCAGAGCGGTGATCTTCCACAAACCACGAAATAGGAATAGCGAAAAACTGGCTCAAAAGCGGATAGATGTAAACCATGTTTTTAACTGCCGTATAGTCCGTCTGCGTATAAAACTGAGACTGGACAGGGCGGTTTCTCAAAAGCATATATCCCCAGCCTTCATCCTTATACCGAGAATAGTCAAAGTCATACGCAGCTTCCGCATAGTCATAGTTGACGCCGAGCATTTGGCCGCTTCCGGCTAGCCCCGCGGCCATGGCGTATTGGTTGGTAATTTCCGGTGGTGCCGCAACCCACGTCTGGCATAAGAGAACGCCAGCATATCGCTCTATTTCATCTTCTGCATAACGAATATACTGAAGTATCTGGCCAGAAGGGATTGGAGTGGGTGTTACGCCCTGAAAAACAAGAGGAACGCCTGTAAAATTTTCCAAGTCTGTGGGCAAAAGACCCGTTTTGGTTAATTGATCAACGCCATACTGATCGAAATAGGATTGAGAAAATCCCAAAACTTTCGGGTTATACGGATTGGTCGTGTCCCAATGCCACAAGGCCGTAGTCTGGAGTTGCGACTGATTTGATGGCGGATAAAATGTTTGTGGCATGGCAATCTCACCAAAAATATGGTCTGTCTATGGTAGCACTACAAAAAATAATTAGCCAATTCCGCCGCGCTCACATCGCGTCAGTACGGTATCCATGGCATACAATTCTCTGCCAATATATTCTATGGCCTTGTCGATTTCCATGGAATCACTACAAGTGAATATGTCTACAGCCGCATATCGGTGCTCAGGCCATGTATGGATGGCCAAATGCGATTCAGCCACGATCACGGCTCCACTCACGCCATACGGCGAAAACGTGTGAAACGTGTGCGTCACAATCGTGCATTTAGCAATCCGCGCTGCTTCCAGCATGATTTCCTGAATCTTCGCAGAATCTTTTAATTCATCTTCTTCGCATTCATAGAAATCAGCAAGAACCTGAGTGCCGAGATAGGCCATATACTCACTCCTTAACCAAGCGCGGAGGCCGTCCACGAGGCCGTTTCGTGGACTCTTCAATTTCATCCACGGTTTCAGCGGCTTTCTCTGGCGTCACTTCCACGCTAGTCATTTCAAATTCCATATCTACATGGTCTTTGATGCGATCATACTGATTCGGAATGAGGTCATCCGTGTAATAAACCGCGCCATGCAATCGAAATACAACGTCGCATATAGTGCCATATCTCTTGTTGTTGCGAAGCCAACGATTATGAATTTCGCATCCACGCTTCAAAGTGCCTACAATCTTCATTGTGTATTCTCCATATACATAATTTAACTAGTATAACCAAAGTTGTATAAAGTGCAAATGTGGGCTTGTGCGGGGTTAAACAGAAAAGATTTATAATGAGATAATTAAAAAAGGGGCCTTTCGGCCCCTTCGTCAGAACTTCCTGACTTAACCCATAGGTGCATTAGGGTTATTTGCAGACAACGGATTCCAGTTGGGGTTTTCCGGCGTAAAATTATTGATTGCGCCATGAAACTTAGGAATCCGCACACGAGGAGCACCGATGATGACAACCGCCCAAGGCATAAGCAGGTTATTCTGGAACAGGTTGACCCGAGACAGCGGCAACAAGTAACGATAATCCAACGCATTGTCAGCGTCATCCAAGTCCAGCAAGAAGATCGTGCTGGAACCGGGAATGCTCTGGTTGCTATCCGTGAATGTCACGGCGCTCGAACCATTGGCAAGAACATCAGCAATGTAGCGAACCTGATTAGGTGCGGTAGCATCGCCGCTGCTGTACGAGTACCCCTTACCGGAACGGTAAATACGGAACGCCTGTACAGTGCCAGCGGTGGACGGATTGATGGTTAGCGTAGCTACGCCGCCACTCGGAACGCCAGTCACGTTCACCCAAGTCAGTTCGGACTCGGTCATGGAAGCATCCATGCCTGCAACCGCATAGGCATAGTCGCCGCCGCCGTAGTTGCTATCGAACTGGTTGACCTGACCGGAAGGAGTTACAGTGCCAGTTGCCACGGTAACGCTGACAGGTGCCCACGGATTGCTCGTGGTGGCATACGAAGTAGCGGTCTGCTGGTTGTAGAACGCCTGAGCGGGATACTGACGGGCATTGATGAAAATGTCGATTTCAAACCCGATTTCACCGAACGCGGTACGCATGCCACGCAGATCACCGTTGATGGTCAGGGCGCGGGTATTCATCCGCTCACTGAAGTCATTGACGATGTTGTTCAGCAACGTGGTGGACAGACCCTGCAAGCTACCGTAAGCAGTCGGGTCCATGAACGCATGGGTAGGCCGACCATAAGCCCGATAACTGTTGATCTGGGCAACGCCTTCATAAATGAAGTCGAATACCGCCTGCGGCTGGCTGACGCCCTTCGGACTCGCTACAGTGTTGTAGTAGTCATAGAAGTTGAACACGTTCTGAGAAGGAAGCTGGGCATAGATACCGGTAGGCTGGTTGCTATAGATAGCGCCATTGCCCCAGTAGTTAGTCCAGTTCACCGACTCCAACACGCTCAAGCTGGCATTCGCCGTTTCCTGCTCACCGATGTTGACGAAGCTGTTCTGAGCGGCCAGCGCGGTGGTAATCGCACGTCCATCCAGAGCCATCTTCAAGGTGATGTTCTTCAGTTCGTACAGACCGGCGCTGGTGTTCAACGCGCCTGCGGTAACGGAACTGTAGTTGGCGAACGCCTGACCGGGCAGAGGGCCGCCAGTAGACTGAGCGTAGGACCAGTAATCGACAATCTGGTAAGCCGCCGATTTCTTGAGCGCCTGATGCAGAGTGAACGACTTGGGCCGCACGGTACCACGAGCAAGCTGCGTATCCAAGGACACGAAGCCAAGTGCCTGACCGCCTGTGATCTGGCTGAAGTTGGTCAAGTTGCCAACGTCAAGATCGGCCTTCAGCAATTCCTGACGATAGACGGCTTTTGACAGGACTTTCAGAGGAGTACCCTGATCGGTTGTTACGGCTGTACCACCGCAACCACTGTTCCATCCAGCGGCGGAACTTTTGGCCATGGCTTCGGTTGCCCGACGCCCGATTTCCGAAGAGGACTCGCTACCCAGACTTCCAGCCAATGCCATAATAGCCTGTGGCAACGGCTGGTCCATGTGCTGCCCAAACTGAGTAGCCAGTTGTGCAAGCGCTTTCTCACGAAGAAAACCAATTTCGCGCTTATCCATGATTATTCCCCTTCAAAACAACGGCGAGCACCCATCGAAGCACTCTCTAGTTTACGCTCGAACACGGAAGCCGGAAGCTGTCCGTTATCCACATATCCCTTCATCTGCATCAGACTTTCCACTTCTTCCAGAGCGCCCATTTCAAGCAAGCCTGCATCGTGGTCGGCACGGGCCTTGGCGATGGGACTCACGTCGCCGTTACCGCGAACAGAAGCCGGGATCACGGGAGCGGTGGGGTTGCCGGTGGAAGCGTTCATGATGGTCTGGCGCAACTTGTCCAGTTCCAATGTGGTCATGGCCAAGGATTTCTCAAGGGCTTTGATGCGCGATTTACCAAGATCATCTTTATCCTCTTCCTTCGCCTTGCGAGCGTCGGCAGCGCGATCAGCCTGATTGGTATCCTCGTCTTCCATCATGTTTTCCGACTCGTCACGGGCTTCTGCCTTGATGGCGGAGATAGCTTTCATGGCAGCCATGAACTCGGTGGTATTGCCGTTCTCTACGGCCTTCTGAGCGATGATGCGAAGGGCTTTTTCCATTTCCTTCTCATCTTCCTCTTCTTCCTTGTCTTCGGCCTTTCCCATGCGACGAAGGACTTCAGAGGCAACCTTTTCGGCCAGAGACTTAGCACTTTCTTCGCGCTCCTTCTCTTCCTCTTCCTCTTCTTCCTTTTCCTCGGCCTTGCCCATAGTCAGCAAGAGTCCGCTCATGGCCTTTTCCATACGGTCAAGACGAGTAGCCAGTTTGTCATAAGCCAGCGCAATCCCTTCCTGCTTCTGGGGATGCGAATAGCGGTCAAGCATGCGGTCAAGTCCCTCGCCAGAGGCACTTTCAACGGGACCAAGGCCAATCTGTTCCTTGGAAAGGAACTCGTCGGGATCATCCCACATATCCAGAATTTCGCGGATACGCTTCAAGCCTCCTGTGCTCTTCTTCAGGACGACTGCAAGCTCATCCGCCTTCAGGTTCGCAACAGCGGCAGAAAGCTGATTAATATCCATGTTTAATACTCCGTTTGACAAGATTTGCTATAGCGTTGGCGACGATTTCAGCCTTTTCAAGGGGCATTCCTTCGCACACCTCCATGTGCTTCTGGATGTGATATGTCGTCCTGTGGGACTTCAAAAGATCACAACCTTCAGCGCGATGTGCCAAGTATCGCTCATAAAGCTGATTCAGGGTGGCACTTTCCCATGAATTATTTATCATTCCTTCTGGCATTCCCTTTTCGCAGGTGATGCCACATTTCACTAATTCTGACATAAAAGCATTCGCCTTAATGATTCGCGCATGGCCTTTGATAGCATCGTTTACCGGATTTCGCGTAAAAGCCAAACTGGTCCAATCCATCGCTTTAACCAAATACCGGCTTGCACCGCCTGTTCCTTCGTCCATGTCGGTAGGGAACCCATAAATGGATGATCTCCAGCGATCCGGCTCAGACTGCAATTTGCTCCACAACCAATCCGATTTGGGATTTTCTGGATACAAAAAGCCAATGACTTCTGTACGTCCACCGCCAATGTCATTCACTTCCGTGGGCTCGCCAACGATATAAGATGGCATCGGGTCCTTGGCACCAACTCGATCACCAATCTTGGAAAGATGGTCGATATCCAAGTCGCCTGAACGAATAAAAGACGCGGCGGAATCCAGTAACGCCTTTTGAAGGATGATGTCGCCTTCAGAATCTTTTGCTTCGCATGAAGCCTCTACAGCCACCATGCGCTTACCGCCCTTGACCATCACGCGGACAGTGCAAGGAATATCTACGACTACTGGGTCATATTTATGGGCAAGTTGCATTATTTCCCCTTTGCCGCATGAGCCACGTCACTATCAGTGCTAACATCAACGCCATGTTTCTTGGCAGCACTCATGATACGCTTGGCAGCTTCTTTCTTCTGTTCGTTGCTGTCAAAACGATGTTTGTGGAAATAGGACAGAGCGGCACGCACATGCTCTTCGTCATCAATGGGGAAAGCATAAACAGAAGGAACCGCATATTCTTTGCGCTTTTCTGGATAGCCTTTAGGGGGAGTTTTGTGTTCGCCTTGCTTCAACGCCTTTTCAACGAAATAGATAATCTCTCCATCAACCGTACTGACGCCAGCCTTGATCGTTTCGACTCGACAAGATTCGCCCTTCTTTACAAGTGCCTTCAGTTCGGATTCTGTGGATACGATGGTAAAGCCATTTCGTTCTACGCTGAACATGCCTATCTCCAGATAGTTTTCCCTTATGGTTATATAGTCCGAAAAAAAGATTTTTGTCTATCGCGCATAAAAAAGAGGCCATTTTCATGGCCTCAATCGGAGGGACCGCAGGAGAAACTTAAAAAGCTAGGCTTTCCAGTGTGGAAAGAATCCTTGAGACATCCTTTCTGGATGACCAAGGAAGAACAGTACCAAAATCTCTATCTCTTATTCTAGCAGCCGGAGCGCCGATGTCAAATGTCACTGGATGGATTCCAGAAGAAAATAATTCGGACAATGTATAGCTCCACGTTTCAGGCCACAAGAACGGCAAGAACGCGCAAGACGGATTTATTTCTTCAATACATTCTTTCACGTCCCAATTTTCATAAGGGCCATGCAAAGTCACGTTGGGAAGCTCCGCTACGGCATCGCATCCATAAAGCTGACCAAGCACTTCAAAATGAACCTTGGAGCCTATTTCGTGAGCATACTTGATAACATCCACGATCAAAGATGCCCCTTTAACGGGATGAATCGTGCCAATCAATAAAACCTTCCCATTCTTTGCAACCGGATAAACGGGAATTTCAATGTCCGGTTCATGCGGCTTAACGGAAATTTTCAAGTCTGGATAATAATTCAGGAACCAGCGTTTAGTATCTTCGCTTGGTGATTGAATCTTTTTGGCCTTAGCAAGAAACGGGCCAAACCAGTTACGCCAGTTTTCCATGTCTACGCGGCCTTTCATGCACATCTGGCAGCCACGGAGATCGGGCGCGTTACAGAAGTCGCCTTTTTCAGCCATGTGTACTTCCGGGCAGACCATGTAAAAATCATGTATCTGCACTTCATACGGGATGATCGTCTTTTGAAGGAACTGAAGGATTCCAAACGGATACCCTACCATTTCGCTAACGACGATCTTGGTGACATTCAAAGCGCGTAGAACGGCTTCCAAGTACGAATGGCCATATTCTGTCTGCAAATCGAATGACGAAAGCGAACGGAACGTGTCAATCCAGCAATGCGTCGTGTTTGGAACTGGGCGCATTACCAAAGGACGATCACACTTCTTCATTTCCTCTTGCAGCCAGTGCTCCGCTCCACCGCCTAACGCATGGCCGATAAACAAAGTACTTGGTCCCGACTTGGGATCGTACATAAAAATATCCGTATCACGGTGGAACGCCATCATCTTCTGTGGCAGAGACATAACTTGCCCAAGGTACTCAGGATACTTTGTCTTGATGATATCCAGAGCTCGGATAGACAGCTTCTTTTTGCGACTGCCAAAGCTAACGCCGCCATCGTGCCAAACGTATGCACTACCACAGAGAAGATGCTTAAAGCCCTTTTCCGCCGCACGAAGACACCATTCCGTTTCCTCTCCATAACCTTCTGGGAACAGTTTGGCATCAAACGTGCCCACTTCATCCCACACTTTACGCTTGATATACATACAGAAGCCTACGCCAACCGGAACTTCAATGGCGCGGTCAGGCGGCAACTTGCTCGCGTCAATAGGCTTGTCGTTATAGGTGAACGGAATAGGATAAGAAGCCAATTCTCCGTTGTTGGACAACGGCGTTACGCTGGCAACATCTTCCGGTTCAGCGCACGCAACCAAGGCATCCAACCACCCGTCAGTTACTTGGGTGTCCGAGTTGAGGATAACGAAGTCATGGTTGCCAACCATGACGGCTGCCGAGTTGACACTAGCACCGAAGCCAAGGTTTTTTTCGTTGAACAACACGAGAGCGCCTAGATCATGCGCCTGATTTTCCAGAGGTTCATTCGCAATGCCGTCAAAAACGACAATCAATTCAAATGGCGTGTTTACCTTTGCAGTAGCAATGGACTCAAAGCAACGTGCCGTAGCTTCCATGGCCGCAATATTACCAGCCCATACAGGAATGATGACCGACACCTTGGGTTGTTCAGAAGTCACGATTTCGGAACTTTCGTCGTAATAGTTCTTGATGATGGGTGCGTCCTTGCAATCCACTTCATCGGGCAAGTCCCATGCCTTCATCCATGTATCCGTGTGGTACGAGACAAGATGGTCCGCCCTTACCTTTTCCTGCAACTTGGAAGCCAATTCAAATCGCATTTCACGATCATCTACCAGCGCATTGACCGCTTTCAACCAGTCCCTGTATCGGTTCTTTACGGTCAACGCAGGCCATCCAGAATACGGCGGAACATCAGAAGCAATAACCGCACAACCGATACTGCCATATTCCAGCATTTTGAGCGGCGACTTGCACCGATTGAACTCATTGTCATCAATAGGAGCAATGGCTATATCGAGATCAAGATTCACTAGCGTTTCATAATACTTGGCAAATTGCACACCGTCATGAAACTCTACTAATGGCTTGATAGATTCTGGAACCATTCCAAAGAACACCCACTGGACCTTGTCTGCCGTGTTCTTAACGACATCTTCAATGATGGACAGGTCGGCGCCGTGGCTAATGGACCCAGCCCAGCCAATGCGAACCTTTCCATCGCGGTCTTTTGGAACGGGGCGATACAGTTCAGGAGGAACGGCATTTGGAGCAACACGAATATCTTTATGGAAGCTGGAAAGGCTATCGGCAAGATAGTCGGTAGTGACAATCATGTGGTCGGCCATAGCGCAAGCTTCTCGCACCCGCTTTACCACATCTTTCGGCATTTGAGAAGCCAGAAAGTTGCCATTCTGCAATGCAAGAATGTTGTCATCAATCTCGAAAAGGATTTTCGCGCCCGAGTGCCTCCTGAAGCTTTTCATAATTTCAAGCTGGAAGTCCTTGTATTGCCACTGAAACAATATTCGATCAGCACCTTGCGCCATTTCCAGAGGAGGAAACCGCATGTCATGGTGCATGAGAATTTCTGGATACTCTTGTTTGATGTTGTTGATGGGAAGTACTACGCGGTAATATCCGTTTCCTTCCATGTTGACGGGATGAGCCAGCAAATGAAGTTTCATTACACCTCCGGGGTTGGATTATTCGTAAACCGTATATAGCTGCGTTATCGCACAAACAGTATATACCATCCAGAGAGTAAAGTGCAAACATTACGAATTGGAGCACGGTACCAGAGTCGAACCGATCTCTACAGGGTTGCAACCTGTCGCCTATCCGCTTGGCTAACCGTGCGCAATTGGAGGAAGCGATGGGATTTGAACCCATGGACCATTGCTGGCCACCGATTTTCAAGACCGGTGCAATAAACCGTGCTCTGCCACGCTTCCGTGAAATTGGCGGAGCGTGTAGGGTTCGAACCTACGTGCCATTTCTGACCACCTGTTTTCCAAACAGGGCCGATTAGCCTCTCCGGCAACGCTCCGTATTTGCTCTTTGTGTCTCACGCACCGTCCACAAAATGTCTTGTGTATGACAATTTGTATTTTGTGATACACAACATTGGCGGAAAGCACAGGATTCGAACCTGTATGCCACCTTTCGATGACGGCGGGTTAGCAACCCGCTGCTGTACCATTGAGCCAGCTTTCCATGATGAGACGAATTTGTCTGAATAGCAGGATTCGAACCTGCGGTCTCATGGTCCCAAACCATGCGCCTTACCGGGCTGGGCTATATTCCGAAAAAGAAAGCGCCGAAGCGCCATCCCAACAACACCGGCCATAGGTCGGTATGTTTGGCTGGGGAGGTAGGACTCGAACCTACGACATACCGGTTAACAGCCGGTTGTTCTACCGCTGAACTACACCCCAAAAATTGGTGCAACGAGTAGGAATCGAACCCACGACTCTCGGTTCTTCAAACCGAAGCTCTACCGTCTGAGCTATCGTTGCATTGGTGGACAGGGCTGGACTCGAACCAGCGACCTACGGCTTATGAAACCGCCTCTCTTCCAACTGAGCTACCTGTCCTGTGTTGGTCTGGATGGCAACCTCTTGGTTCCAAACCACGCGCCCTACCAGATTGGGCTACACCCAGATACAAAACATATTCTACATCACAAAATCACCCTTTGCCAGCATTTTTTGCATCGCGCCGCGTTTCTCTTCGCACCCCTGCCTCATGGCCATGATCCACGCCTTTCTGTGGGTCGCGTTTTGGCTGTATTTCAGGATTTACGGGGCCTTGTCCGGGGCTTTGCCGTGCTTGTCCACCCAATCCTTTGGCAGAAAGTGCAGTTTGATAGATGCTGCCATAAGCCGGATCGCCCGGAGCCATCGAAAGAATGTCCGCTATATCCTTCAATTCAGACGTTGGCGCAATGTCGCGCAAAGGCAGTTGACCAGCAGCCGCACGTCGCTCTCCATAAGTCATCGCCTGATATTGCGCTTCATATTGCCGCGCATCTTCACGCGGGTTCTTTCCCTGAAAATGGAACTTCAGATCAGGCCAACGAGACCATATCAAGGCATCGTTCAATACGTTTTCAAAATGCGTCAACAATGCAATCAGGCCAATGTCCGTATTGTCGACGATGGAATCCTTGTTCGTGTCAGTAGTCTTGGCATTGTCGCCCTGCATGCCAGAGGTCCGATACCCAAGCCGGTGAGGAGGGAAGCGATATACCGCACAAAATCCGCCCATCAACATATTGATGAAGTCGCCATACAGGGTTTCCATTCCGCTAATGGCAGACAAGTCCATCAGTTCAATGTCGCCTTCATCGGGCAATCGAACCACAGGAAGAACCCAGCTTTTCGTCATGCCGCGCTTCAGGTTCATCCACAACCGGTTCATAAAGTCCAACTGCCGCTGGTTCCATGCGCCAGACAATTTCAGGATACCGTTAGGCGTTGCCGATTTGTTGAACTTGTCAAGATTCAGTCCAAGCGCATTGGAATACCCCTGAATCATGCGAATGCCCACTTCAATTTCTGAATATCCATATTGATGGACGCCAACATCCAAGCGCGGATTGCGGACATACCACCACAGATCATCATGCTTGAACGTGTGCATTACGTTGCCTAACTCATCAATGGCAACGGCGAATATTTCCTTGTCTCCCTGATAACCCGTCAACGGATCAACCAACCGAATATTCCCCGCTGGCAATGGCTTGTAGGAAATAATCTTTCCCTGACGATCCCGCTCCGTCCACAAGGCAATCCCGTCGTAAGTCAACGAATCCCGCGTCATAGCCGCCAACATTTCCTGAAATCCCATCAACTGTTTCTTGACTCGGCTCATGGGGTCTTTGATATCAATGCTGGAGTTCATGATGAACTCTTCAGCTTCACGGATATTCTTTCGCATAGCCTTCGACACTTCCATGCCGGACCATCTGGGCTCGATGGACCATCCCGGCTTCCATGGCTGCGTCGAGTGCTGTGCATACGACAACACATCGTCTACACGCATACCCAAAATCAACTGAGGAGCCAAGTTATCCTGAACAATTTTGGAAATGCTCTGCGGAGGAATGCCAGGCCACGTCAACGTGCCGGACGTGTACTGTTCCGGCTGGTAGGACATGGATGAATAGGACTGCATGGCCGGTGGGACAGCCTTCTGCATGGCTTCAGCGCTGATTAAAGGTACCGATTTGGACAATGCTCGGTCTATGAAGTCTGAAGCCCCAAAAACATCCGCAATCGGCGTGTTGCGATACATATATTCCATGGACATGAAGTGGCTGGCATATTCGTCAGCCAGCCCTTCATCAAATACCATGGGTAGCAATGCTTTGCCAGCACTAATGGCATCTTCGTCGTCAAACTGGATGGCTTTTTTGATAAGTTCCTGAAGAGAAGTCATTTGGCATACCTTTCTATCAATTCAATCAGGCGAGATTCATTCTCCGGCATGAACCCCTTCCAGCAATCGGTAAGGCACACATGGGCATCTTTTATTTCCGGTGGGAAATCGTCGGCGTCATCAATGGCTATCCACCTGTTATTTGTTGGATAATTCTCAGAATCCAGCCAGCGCGATATCTCTCTATATCTACCATATAGACATTCTCCGCCATGAAGATTGTCTGGGGGGGTATGTCCCAAAATGCGATCATGATAATTTTTTGGAATGTAATTCATTATTTCTTCCCAAGATTTTTCAAATCTCCAACTGGAAGAAATTACAATATCAACATGAATGTAACGATCAAGAATATCTGATATTCTGGAAAAATGACAAAACAGATTAGTATTGGCACGCTTGTCATGCCAACTATGAACCACTCCATCAAAGTCCATAAAACATATAATTTTATTTATAGCCATATATCACTCGCTGAAAATCCATCCGACCAAAAATCACAACCATTCAGGGCATTCGTTGCATTGTTGTGCAACCCGCAAAATTTCTGATTCTTGAAATATACACAAGTTGCACAATTCCCGTCAAACGGGTTAACCATATCCATCTCAAACATGTTCCGAAGCTGGTCCTGAAACATGGGATTGCTTTCTATGGACTCCACCTTAACATTGTGCATCATGTCTTCGGCATTGGTCGGCAACGCACCCTCGCCTTTCGTGAGGTCTATGGCGTAATTGATGGCATACACCAGCGCATCTACTTGGTCATCCGTTTCTCCGGTCTTTCCTGTGAACGCCACTATTTCCGTTTTTAGCGCATCCAGCCATGGAGCGCCCTTGCGGAAAATGACGCGGCCCAACCGAAACCAGCCCTGCGCCGATCCCGTATTCGCCCCATTAACCGCTCTCGCACGCTTTGACAACGAACCCGGATCAACGGCGACCAAAGGCACTTCCGCTTTCAACAGCGACATCAGCGGCGTTCCAGTAGCCTTCTTTTCCATCAAGACGAACTCTGGCCTCCATTGTCTACTGTAATCACGAACCTTCGGAACCAGTTCAGCGAAGTCCAGCTTTCCTCTATACGCATCTACTACATACACGTCCCAATGATTCTCTTTTTGTTCTTCGTCTTCTCCACGATGCCATTCATCGCATGGAACCAACAACAAGGTAATTCCCACGGAAAAGTCCGCTTCACTGTTTTTGGAGAATGCGGTATCCCAAGACTGGATGACAATGCCGCCATTGGCACGCATACTATCCACAAAGGAATCAGTGAAATCCATATACCGGAAATCTTCCTCGTCGAACACGCGGCCTTCAGAAGCTATCGGGTCTCCTTGATATACCGCGCTGAAAATGGCAGGACTGTTGCGGCGGACCATCCGTACTTCCGCCTCTTTCATCTTCATGGAAGGCCAGTAAAAAGAATCCCCCACAGAATCCGGCATGGCTACATCATAAATCCACTTCTGCCACCCGCACTTCCCGCTCGTTTCCGAAAATACGCAATCCAGCTCTTTTGGAACATATAGATTATAGGACAAATAATCATTGACGTGCTGCAATGCCGGAAGCTGAAGTACGACATATTCATCGCTGGCCATCAAAGAACCATACAAATCATTCTCGGCCCATCTGCGGCCAGCAATGATAAACCGTGCGCCTTTCGGGTCTTGCCTTCCGACAATGTTGTTGTAATACAGATTAACGACCTTCTCTATCTGCTCCGGCGTCTGGCTGTTCTGAGCATTGTGCGGGTCATCCAGAATGATCGTTCGGCCATGCTTTCCTGTTAGCGCCGAAGAAAAGATGCCGTATCCGCAATAAGAAGGGTCAGGAATACCGGGCATACGACCCGTCACATTCAAACCGGCACCTTTGGACCAGCCAATTTCCTTGGATGGCTTGGTGCGCGGGAAAATGGCCTTGTATGCCGGATTGTGTTCAATGATTTCACCAGCACCCTGCACAAAGCCTTGTGTCAAATCTTCGGCGGCACCGATGTTCAGAATGGTCTGCGTAGGATCGTGGCCCAGCACCCATGTTGGATAAAGTATAGAAATTCCTTGACTCTTTCCACTGCCGGGGCCAACTATTAGCATTAGCTTATTTATGCGGTCATCAGCCAACGCTTCCATAACCGGAAACAAGTGCGTAGGGAGACCCCATTCTGGAAATATCAATTCATAAAAACGCGCAAGGCCATTAGCATCGCGCGTCTTTGCTACATCAACCGCCTCTTTGCTTATTCGCTGCATATCTCGCCAACATCTTCGATAAACCCCATTTCCTCTACCGACTCATGCTCTTTTCCATTCAGCAGCCGCATATTGCTATACAGTTGTTCCTGCTTCTCCATCGCTTCTTCGCCGCCCATGTTATACACCACATGCTCCGAATGGCTCTCGGTTTCCAGCCGCGCGGTTGGCTTTCCAAGCACTCGGTCCATGAAATGAATCGCGCCATACAATCGGACATTGGCTGGCACTTCAGGATCGTTTATAATCTCACGCGCAATCCTGACAGAATCCTCAGCAGCCTGAAGAATCTCTTCTCCAATATTCATAAGCCGCTGATTCACTTCAACCGGCGTGCTAAATTTCCTGAATCCGGGACCGATATTTTTACCCATGGAACACCTTCACCATAGCAATAATCAACCACATCAAGAGAACCGAACCAACAAACCCCCAACAAATCAACCAACCATCGGGAATCATCCCCTTTTTGGAAATGGCACGCCATCCATACGCATACACCAAAAACAGAATAATCCCGATGGCATAAAATATCATTGCTATCTCCTGATTATTTCCTCAAGAACCGCCAGTAACACAAAGAACAGAAATGCTACCGATAAGAATCCAGCAAACATTGCAAATGGCAGCGCAATGCACCAAAAAATATCGTACCACGGCCATACTACCATGTGTCCCAGCTTTAGTCCAACGAACAAAAGCATGGAAACAAATATTACATAGTTGAAGTTAATCTTCATACGGAATAAGCTCGTTAAAAACATAATCTCCACAAGACATCGTTTCAATTACTTTTGGCCATCCTTCCTGCGTCGGAGCATGGCGGCGACAAGCGCCCATGTCCTGACGATAATCTTCTGAGAAATGATCTTGATTGCTTTCGTAATATACACAGCTTCCACACAACATTACAGAAACTTCCTTGACTGTTGTTCCCATTTCAATCTCCTAAAGAAAAATTATGGCTAAAATACCCAATACTGCATAAATCGCATCGTGAGAATGGCCTGTTACAACAAGTATTACGGCTGCCGATATCAGGGCCAGAAGCAGGATTAACTGGACGGCGCTTTCGTCGTTCATGAGCAGACCTTTTCTAACAATTCGCGAGCACGAGATTCAATCCGTCTAAACTGCCAAGCGTCCTCCAGCGGATTGTATGCAATAAATGTTCCATGAGAGATTATGGCGTCTTGCAGAATCTCTCGCAATTCGGAGTTATAGGCTTTTAGGGCTTCGTTTTCGGCGGATAATCGTTCGCTCTCTGCTTCGAGAGTTGCAACGTCCAAGTACAGGACTAAATCTCCTTCATCGTTCTTTTCGTATTCGTCAATATAATCGCCGAATCCGTTTCTTCGTTGCAGTTTCATTTCGGCTCCTTGCTTGCCAATTCCGTTTCAAGTTCCATGATTCTTTTAGACATTTCTTTAATGTTTCTCCATTCATCACAGCTTTCCGGGGAGACATCTTCCAGCGCATCCGTCGCCCATGCTGTAATTATGGCATTCTCTTCTTGACATTTACTGTCTACCTCTGGATTTCCGTGCCAGTTGTTTGCAACATTGAATATAAGCTGGTCAAATACTGCTTTTGCTCCAGCGGTAAATCTCTCCTCCTTGACCTTCTCGTGAATATCGGCGCGGATGTATTCCACGTCCCCATCGTGCAGCCTAGCTTCAGATAGATAGGTCTTTCTTGCTGATTCGGAAAGAAACGATTGCTCTCCCCTGTAAATCTTCTCTGGTGCGTTCATATCACCTCCTCAATCGACCAGCTCTGGCCTTCTGTGTGGGTTATGCGGGCTTTGGAGATTGCCCGTGGCAAGACCGTCTCAGAAATATGAAAAAACCGACTATCTTCATCTTTTATCAAGGTTACGTCGATGCTGGTGGTTTTCTTCGGTTCTGGGATGTTTTCCAGTTCTTCGACCAGCCTTACATCAAGTATTCCGTCTGCTCGTTCTACCAAACAAAACCCGCCTGAAGATGGCCCAAAAACCTCCCTTACTTCCACATCTTGGCGCACTTTAATGCGCACCGGCTTGCTCAAATCCAGTTCCACTTTCTTCTCCTCCACGTCTTTAATAAGTCGCACCAAATAACTTGGACCTGTTTCGTCTTCGTCGAAACGAACGCCATTGGATGTGTAGCTTCTCCAGCGCGGCGGGTGGATTCCTTGGCTTCCGTAAAACGGATGCTCGGCATCATAGAGAAGTTCATATACAGGATTTTCACTTATATGAACTTCTTGTCCAGACCTGTCCAACCATACCTGTCCAGCTCTCAACTCCGAGCGCTCTGGCTCGATTAGCGTGGCGTGGGCCATCACTTCATCGGATACATTTACAGGGAATCGTGCTCCATCTAATATGATGCCCGCCAACAGTGTTTTCGTGTTTGCTCGCACCACAATCCCCTCCAGCCGTACTCGATCACCTACTTTGAACTCTGGCATTTCTGTCTCCCTTAATGAAAATCAACATTTTCTTGCAAAGAATACGCTAGTCTTAGTCCGTCTATAAACTTTACAGTTAAATCAATCGGATATAACTCGTCGCATTCAATGGTTCCACTATCTACCAGCTCCTGAAGGCAGTAAGCTATCTCCCCACAATATGACCATTCTATCTCGCCGTCACAATCTGAATGCGATAAAAGAATGTGAAGCGGGCTCGGCTTCAGGCAGTCCCACGAAATAGGAAGTCGATTCTCAATTATTTTCATGGACCGCATAACCTGGTCGTCGTTGACAGAATTGCCTAAT